AACGTTTCTGTATGTTCCTTCACGAACTTCTTTAGGTCTTCCTTTCCGCATACAGTCTTAAAAAACTCCTCTATCGTCTTTTCCTTGTCATCTCCGATACAAGCGGTAAACCATCTGTATAACTGTACTGGTATGCCGTCTGCACGCGCCATGTCCGATATTGCCTCTTTTAGCTGGAGAGTAGTATAGGTGCCAAGCGAACAAACCTGCTCCTTACCGAACCGTTCTTCCATGTAAGCTTTTATTTCGTCTCGTCTTCTGCCTGGGAAGTCGGTATCTATATCTGGCATTGACCCTAATACGGTCTTTGCCCGACGTTTTATTTCAATATTTTTTACTATCATACAACTATTCGTTTATCAGTTCGTCACCTTCTTTTAGCTCTTTCGCTCTGATTATCATTTCCTCGTCATTTCTGATAATCTTTATAAAAGCATTTCCGGATATTTCTTTTTCTCCGTTTATCATTACCACTTCTTCCTCTTCATGCCGAATTAAACGACCCTTTGTCAAAAATCGACTGAATAGGAGTTCGTATTCCAACGGGTTTACATTAACAATACCAAGAAGATAGGACACCAAAGAGCCAGCGGAGGAGCCTCTCCCCAATCCGACCAAAATATCGTTATCCCTTCCCCATCTGATAATGTCCCTCAGCATCAGAAAATAGTCCACTACATCACCTTCCTCTATGATGGATATTTCCGTATTAAGTCTTTCCGTCAGTTCCTCTTCACTGTATCTGTCCAGTATTTCCGGATGTTCTGCCAGTCCGTCGAACACAAGCGATTCAAACATTTCTGTATTGGAGGCGTATTTCTTTTTCTCCTCTTCCGTCATTACATATTTAGGTGCATGCCTTACCTGTGTCTCCAACAAATAATTACAGTTTACCGATATATAATTAAGATTTACCAAAGCTTCTTCAAACAATCCGAAAAACTTGTCCTCGTCCGGTATCAGCCTTGACAGTTCTTCGTAATACTCTTGATAGTTCTTCATGTACTGGTTATCACTCTCATAATTCGCAACCTTTGCCAGCCTGTTAAGCTTTTCCCTTATAGGAGCATACCGCCTTTCAAGATACCAGGCGTCACATACCGCCACGGGTTTATATACACCCACGAATTTTTTCAGATTGTCAAGATATTTTTTATCCCGGTCATTCTTCTTGTATTCCACGGTATCAAGCTGGTAATAGGTATCATTCCATTTTCTTGACAATATGGGGAGATTTTCAAACATACATGTTTTCGGGTCAAACAACAAGAAACACCCGTCTTTCATTTCTTGCAATTCCTTTTCCGTGATAAAGCCTTTTTCGTCGACATTCAGAATCTTATTTATTTTCAGTAGGTTATTCCATCCCTCCTTGTCCTTGACTATCAGCTTTACTGTATATCGCACGTCCTTCTGCTCGTTATATACAGTAACTTCCATACCGAATATAGGTCTTATATCACTTTTTAGACACGCATTCTGAAACTTGAACGCTGATGCAAGCGTATTCTTTTCGCATATACCAAGCGCTTTTATTCCTAAAAATTTCGCTTTTTCTACCCAATCGGAATAAGAGTGCATTCCGTTCATCAATTCAAAATTGCCGTGCACACCTATATAGGTGTCAAATCTCAAGCTTTCGTCAAACAAATTTGCCTTTCCGATATACTGCAATCGGTTAAGTTTTACTTTATTCTCATCTCCCTTTTTAAGGTAATACCATACATCACCGAACCGGAAAACGTAATTGTCGCATTCTGTCCGGTCTCCTACCCACTGAAACGAATCGTCAAAGAAAATTCCGTTATCTTCCTTGTCCCATTGGAAAGGTTCAAACAACTCGAATGTTTGCCCGTCAATCTCTATAATATTGTTATCTAAAGCATTGAAAGACAGAAAGTTATCCTCCAAATATTTGATTAAATCTTTATACAACTCTTCCATAATTTTAGGGTATAAAAAGGGAGTGAAGCGTATTTACTTACACTCCCCGTGAAAAATCAAATCTAATAAAAAACGGCAAGTTTATGATTTGTCAAAATGGTTTCTACAGCAAACGGAAACAACGTTGTAATGCGTTCCTATTTCCTTTGCAATCCGACTGAATGACCGACCGTCATTCTTTGCAAGTTCTTCCCACACCTTATACGATATACTTCCTTTCTTGTACGGGTTTTCTCCTTTAGGTGAAAGGTTAAACTTTTTCTTGACATACCCCTTTTGGGTGTTTATCGAAGCTTCCTTTGCATATTCTTCAATCGTCTTTCCTTTTGCTTCCAGTCTTTCAACAACCTGCTGCAAAAGGTCTTCTTTCTTGAATCCGGAAACGTTCTGCATTCCAAGCTTCCGACCCACATTTCTCAAAGTCAACAAAGAAACCTCCACGTCTTACTTCTCCCTTTTTCCAAATACGGCATCCTTAATCTGTTGCACACGCTCTTCTGTTGAACCGGAAACAGAAATGTAGGGTATTCCGTAATTATCTACAATCTGCTTTATTTTACGGTCGATTTCCTTCTGGTATTCTTCATCTTCCGAACGGACCTCATCACCTTGCAATCTGAATGTAATAGGAAGATAGACAAGCAAAGGAAACTCGTATTTCCGCTTTACAATCTGGCGTTTTTCCTTGAAGTCTTCTTCTGCAAGATTGTTGTATTCCGGGACTTTCGGGCTACAGTTATCAAAAAGCCATGAAGTGTACGCGTTCACATCAATAATACATCTGTCACTAATGGAAGGTTGTTTCATAGCATCTTCCATTATTTGAGTGTATTTATCGAATATTTTCTTTTGTGATTCGGACGTGCCTTCTTCATTAATGGTTATCCCTTCTTCTTCAACCATCGTTCTGACAACATTCGTGTAAAACTTCCAGTTGTCAAATTCCGGTTCATTCTGCAAGGCTTTCAATAGGGTTGTCTTCCCCGTGCCCTGCGCCCCGGTCATTAATATTTTGTCATAGTTCCTCATCTGTTGTCTCCTGCTCCGTGAATTTTGTCGCGTTGTTTACGCGAAAACAGTTTTTCTATATTCTGCTCGGCAATCTTTTCCGTATCAAGCCCTACGCGGTTAATCATGCTGTTTATTACCTTCCAAGCATTCTTCCAGGCTTCCAAAACGGCTTTCTTCCGTGCTTCCGGGAATACATTGTTTTCCGCGTCTTTCCAATCATCACGCAACCACTTTTTAACCTGGTCCGCAATCTTTCCAACTTCCACGGGCAAATCAAACACGCCTGCACCTTCTACATTTGCCAAAGCTTCTTTCCAATCCCAGCCTTCAATATCAAGATTACACTCTTTGCGAATCATGGCAAGATACCAAAACATATCTCCGATTTCTTTAGAGATTTCTTCCGTTTCTGCCTCGTTATTGATTTTCTCATAGGTTTCTCCCATCTCCGAACACAAGCCAAGTGTCACATAGGACAAAGCCACTTTTTCGTTATAGCAAGCTGTAGTAGCCGCCTTTTCTTCATACTCGAAATAATTCATACTTTTGTTATTTAATTACACTGCAAATATAACAATTTAATTTTGAGATAAACAAATGTTATCTCCATTATTTTAAGTCTTTCATATCTATTTTTTCTAACCATCTCATTTTGAAGTAGGTATATGGTATCTGTTCCGGCACGTCATTAATCCATATCACCACATTATCGTCATTCGGATGGTTTATCTTCACCTTATATTCCTTCCCCTTGTATATCACTATGGTACCCGGTTTCAATAGGTGGAACCTGTCCCAAAACATAACCGACTTTTTCGTTTTCTCCGAATATTGCAAGTTCGGCAACCCGTATTCCTGCAAAAATTCCTTCAAATAAAAATCAGAAAACGCCTTGTCGCTATCGAACATCGTACCAAGACGGAACCTTTGTTTCAAGTTCAGAATTTTTGCTTTCTTCTTCTCCGCTATGTCCTTATATATCTTCACAAGCTCGACACTTTCTATACGATTGTAAACTATCGAGCGTAATCTACAACTCAAATACTCCAATTGCAAGTTAATTACAAACTGCTCCAGACTGATTTTCCGCGATTTTTCCATATCCTTATTTTTGACTTCAAATCTAACAAAAATTAGGATAAATGGCAAAAAATCAATACTATAAATGCTTAGTATAATAATTAATCGGTTCCGTCATATTGTCAAGCGCCCATAAGAGTTCTTCCTGTGTTGCGTCCCCAGGGTCTTTCTTTTTATCTTCCAGTTCGGCAATCTGCACATTGAAGTACCTTTGTAGGGTCATTGATACTGTCTTAATCATTTCCGGTTTGTCCGGGTCATACATCAGAATCACATTCCTTATGCCCGGTTTGTCCCTCAATAACCTTATCTGGCTTAGCCCCATATTGTTACCGAATGTAAACACGCACTTTATATCGGGCGATTCATAAAGGTGCAGCTTCGTGTCTACCGATATGTAGTCGAACATTCCTTCCACGATTATAACCGTGTCCGTCTCGTCCGTTATATTGTCATATCCTCCTATCACATGGGAGAATCCGTCACGTGAATTTTCATATCTCAATACAAGCTTTTCCGTACCCTCCTTAAACCTTTTAAGGTTCTCCTCGTGCCATTCCTTACTTTTTTTTGAACGTGCCAGCCATGCGGCTAATTTGCCGTTCATGGTAAACTGGAATATGAACTTATCGTGCAGCTTTCTTTCAAGAAAGAATTTTGTTTCTGCCGGACGGAATTCTTCATAATATCTTTTCACGAACCCCCTCTTATCCAAATATTCATCCTTATCTATATATTCCAATTTTTTAGGAAGGGTGCATTCCTTGATTTCCTCTGTTGTTTCCTCTTCTTCGTCATCTATTAGAGGGGTCAATTTCTGCATTTTTACCGTGTTTTCATAATCCTGCTTTATAAGGTCTTTCCTTCCTATCTTCTCCAGGAACTTTTTTAAGGTGGTCTTCATACCACATTTGAAACAATGGAACGCACCGTTATTCCCGGCATCGTTGAATTTTATACCCCATTTCCCTTTTTTATTGCAAAAAGGGCATTCCTTGTTCCGGTCTTGCATGAACCCCTTTGCCCCAAAAACGGACAAATTCAGTTCGGATATTACTTCGTTTTTGTCAACTCTGAACATCTTAAACTTAAGCTCTTTCTAACGTTACTCGTTCGTTACCTCTTTTGTAATTTTGATACCAAAAACAATCTGACGTTTTTACAAAACCTTGTAATTTAAGTTTTTTCTAACTTCCACATCTCTAAATTACTTTTGTACTGAATCGTTTTCATAACCTTTATCTTTTACTCGTTTGACTTCTTTTTCTTGTCTCCCTTAAGAAGACACTACAAAAATAAGATTATGTTATGACATACGCAAGTGCTTATGTCTAAATCACCTCTGTTTTAACATCATTTTGCTTTTCACCGTCTTCGTCCTTTTTCTTTCTCGTCTTCTTTCCAGAAGTAGAAGAAGTAAACCCTTTATCACCTCCGTAATATTCGGCTGTCAGCGCCTTGTCACAAAAACGTCCCCTGCCGTAATCCGTCACAATAGGGAAAGTGTCTTTTACCGTATCATAATCGCGTACCTTATCCATATAGATACGCATTATGTTCTGTTTCTTTTCCTCTCTTGTCCGGTTCCCGGTAAACACAAAGGAAAACGGCTTTACAAGTGTCCTGTCCCCTTCCGTATAGCTTCTGTCTATCACTTTGTCCGAATTGTCCCATATTTCCAACGGCACATTTCCGGCTTGTGCTGCCGTAAATCCCACCATTTTAAACTCTACACATAAATTTTTCAAAAGTTGTGCACATGTCTGTAATTTTTCTTTTTTGAATGTAGGGTTATTGTCTACAACTCTATTTGTTCCTGTTGCCACAAGGTCTAACGAATCCAATATCAATACATGCGGATAATAACCGTTTTTCTTGTAATAGGAAACTATCACGTTACGGATATCCACCATAGTAGCCTGCCCGAATTTTTCAAAAGAATAAACATCTATGTCCTTGGAATAGGATTTCATGTTTTCAAAAGCCTTTTCTATTTTCTCGGCTAACTTGTCATCTATGACACCTTTTCTGATGTTCCCGTATTTTTGCCCGGTCCAAAACTGGTCGTATCTTTCCAGACACGCACGCGCACCGCCCTCCAACTGTATATGCAAGACCGGGTGTCCGTCAAAAGCTGCCTGCATACCGTGATATCTCAATACAGTAGACTTACCGACACCCGAACGCATTATCCATAACACGGTATCTTCCATTGTGGCACCGCCTTCTGAAATCTGGTCTATCTTATCAAGTCCGAACATTACGCGTGATGGAACCTCCCCCTCTTCTTCTTCCCGTCTCCTCTTCATTCGTTTGTCAAAATCAGAGAACACTTTCTGAAAACCGCCTGCCTCATGCCTTAATGATAGGGATAAAATTCTTTGGCTCTCTTCCGCATTTACCCGTATAGCATCTTCTTTCTTTCCTTCTTCGTACAAATCATGTACTTTTTTAGAAAGTAGCTGGAATTCCACATCTTTAATGTACGCTTCCAACTGGTCTATAATGATTTCCTTGTCTACTTTGGCGGCTGACTGCACGGCATCCACCGCCTCGATTACAAAATCACTGTCAGCATATTTTTGAGACACCACCCCTAAAGAAGGAACCTTCTCTTTTTCCTTCAATACTTCCGTAGCTTCTTTTAACAGAAATTTGAACCCTGCCCACTCTTTAGGTATCAACTGATAAGATAGATGGTTTACCACTATCCGGGTAATACTCAAATCCATGTATACAAGCTTGAATAATTCTGCCATAAATCCGGCAGACAACTTCTGAGCCATTTCTTTTTAGATTTAAAAATTTAGGGTTACAAACGTAACCCTTTCGTGTGAAGAAAACAAATCGTTATTGTTAAATCAACCCAACCGCTTTTCTTAAAAATTCTCTTGCATTCTTTACTGACACACCTAACTTTCTCTGTATCAAAGAAACCATGTCATTAACTTGTTCCTGTGAATCCAAATTGCCTTTCACAAACTCCATCATAATGAACTTTTCTAAAAATCTTTCTTTCATAACCTTATCTTTTTTATTTGTTTGACTTATCATCTCTTAATCTCACAATGCAAAGATAAGATTATGTTATGACATACGCAAGTGCTTATGTGTAAAATGTGGGTTGTTTAACATCATTTTACAATAAAAATAGCCTAATTGTTAGAACAATAGTCGTAATGATAAAGATTAATGCGAAATGTTTCCATATTTTTACAGTAGCCTCTAAACCGTACTTCCGTTTGTCAAACTCGCTTAACGCATAATTCAAAGCCTCGTCTTTCAGTCCTTTAAACTTGTCATTCAAAGCCTCGGTTATATCGTCTGCGATAACATGCTTCACCTTTTCTGACACGGATTCCGGATATCCTCTTTCCTCATAATTCAATTCACTCAACAAGTCATAATGAAATATATAAGGTATTCCGTTCACTTCGTAGGAAAGTTTAATACCGCTATCTTTCACGTATTCCAAAAACTTTTCCTCGGCAATCTCGTTTATCCTTTCTTGGTTGAATTCTGACTGCTTCTTTATCTCGTTAAAATATTCCTCGTCAACAATCACACAGTTGTTTTCAAGTTTCATTACATGTGCTTCCATAACTATTCTTTAGTTTTAATATATCCTTTCCCAATACACCAACACAGCATATAATAGGCGGCATCTATCAACCTCGGCATTTTTTCTAAACGAACGGTTCCATTATTCGTTACGTCTACATATTTGAGCCACCACAACCCCACTTTCTTAAATATGTACAAATCATATACCTGTATAGATTCCGGCAGCTTGTCGAGAATGTCCTGCAAGGTATAAGCAGGAAGTGTTTCATACGACATAAACCCGCAAGTCTGAAACTCCTTCTGTAAACTCAAAAACCATTTACCTTTTGATTTATCATCAATACGGCTTCCATGTGATACCCTTTTCCAGTACATACTTGCATCACTCGTATCTAATCCAAGCTCCTGCAAGTGCTTCATTTGTTCTATTGATAATACTTGTTCTGTTTTCATAATTCGTAAGATAAAATTACAACCGTTAATGCAATGAAAATGATTGCTACTATCAAGGCGATAGATAGACATCCCTTTTCGTATTCTTCATCTTCCGATGGTGTGTTTTCGTTATACCAATCTAATGGATGTTTTAATTTCATTTCTCACTCCTTTCTTTCTCCTTTTTAGCTTTATCACAAGCCAACTTCTTCATTACATACGGACAATCGCAATTCCCGTATCTTTCGTTATACCAACAACAATAGTCACACTAGTGCATCATTTATTCCTCCTTATCTATCTTAATATCCGTTACTTTGCCACGATTGATGAATTTATAAATAATCCCTTTCGCATAATTTATATCGCATAATTTATCATAAGTAAACCGATATGTATGACAAGTATAGTATAAAGAGCATCCTTTGCAGTCATTACTTTCTTGTCTTACAAGCTCATGAAGCACCCCGTCTATTATTATTCCGTTCTTTACTTCCATAATCAAATACAATATCGAATAATTTTATTTTTCTTACAAAATCTGATTGAATACCTCACTGCCTTTCGTATGTCTTCATACTCCTTTATACTGTACACATTGTATGTACGGAGTTTTCGCATAATTTCCTCTTCTATAAAAGGAAGAATTTCTTTCTCAAACCTACTCATTTCCTATGTGTTTTACGGTTCTTGTTTCTCTTCCTGCGTTTCGCAATCTGCTTGTTTGTACATCTATCATCTTTTGGACGATATTTTCTCATTTTAGGTGCATCACATGGTTTTAAAGGAGAAATATCATCACATAGATTATAAATATCATAACGAGTATTATCGTTCCAAGAAATTTCGTCCTGCATATTTTACCCCTCTTTCTTTTTAAGACTTATATCAATTGACAACCTATTGGTAATTTCCTCCTTAATTATCTCCCTGCACAAATTCCTTATCATAGAGTAATCACCATGTCTTTGTATCTCGTTGGAAACCATACAACGAACCCACCTCTCTATATCAACGTCGTTTCCATATGTGTTTTGAAAGATACGTTTAACCTCCTCTTTCACAATTGGAACCATAATTTCCTTTATATCCTCTTTAGTCAACTTTAGTTCGTTGTGGATATAATTCTTCACTTCTCTATATCTATATTTACTCATAATGCTTAAACCTCCACTTTTGTATAATTACTAAATTTACAATAAAGATATTTGCTTGAAAACCATCCTAAATGGCTTTTATCATTGACACATTTACAATAGGTTTCCCATTTGTCCTTATGTACAATCTCATACATTACGCCTTTGTACATAAACACATCTCCTTCTTGTAAATTTGAAATCTTAATTGTTTTCATATCAATCACCGTTTAAAACATGCAACAACTCTCTTGCTTTCCTATAGGTATCAAAGCCCTTTACATTCACCCATTCAGACGAAAGACGTTTGTCTTTTCTTACTTGTACGCAATACACGACTATCGGAATACAGCCGCTATACCTTATTTCTTTCACAATTCTATATCTTTCCATGTCAGATACAATTTATCATAAAAGTTCTCTCGTCAATCATACCGTTTTCTGATTCTTCTACCAAGTCAAAGAATGTATTAGCATAACAAACATGTTCTTCTATCATTATACATATTCCATCACCGGGATAATATTCACACGAAACATCATTGTTCCAATCTATATGCTTTTGTGCTTCTTTAGCTACATTATCACAAGCAATCATATACTCTATGTATTTATTAGATGCTTTTCTTATTTTGTCAAATACATTTCCTTTCATTTCTTTGTCTCCTTCTTTATCTTTTCATAGCACTCTTTACAAAAAACAAACACCTTTCCGTTATTGATTTTAACTTTAAAACCATCTCTCCTTAAATCAGTGCAAGTAGGTTTTAATTCTGCATAGTGATTTAAACCATTTCCGCACAAATCACACGAAACTTCATACCATTTCTTTATCATTTTCAATCTCCTTTCTATCACTCAATACATAAAACAATTCCCCTGCGTATCATATCTTCCAACTCTCTTTCGGGAAACTCATCGAACGAATGTTTGTCCATAGTACAGAAATGATACCTTACAGAATGCTTTTCATAATTGATATTTTTATGATAATCAATCATTACATCACTTATAACCGTTTCGATAATCTTACCGTTTACAACAAAAGAAAAACGTGTTCCAACATCATAACATACCTTCTTAAACAAAAGAACTTTCCTTTCATTCATTTTCAATCTCCTTTCCCCTTAATCCGTTCCAGTACATCTTTGTTTGCTTCAAGTATCTCGTCAAAAGATAGGTATAGGCATCCAAGAATCATCTTCGCTAACTATTATATCGGTTCTTTCATCATCACTTACTCTCCACCAATTTGATTGCATCGAACGATACATTTTACCTATATAAAATTCGCATTCATGGCATATAATAACCTTAATATTATGTTTTGGAGGTCGCTCCTTTACGCTTATCCAAGGTGATTGCCTTGACTGCCATTCAGCACCTTTTCTGAACATGTTTAGCATTGCTTGTCTCTGATAGGCTAATTCACCTTCAACTACTATTGCATAGCTTGACATAAGCTCTTGTTGTGCAGCTTCTTCTACTGTCTGTTTCATTCTTCCTCCTCCTTATTAAATTCGGATAATGCCTGCTCGTACTCTTCGAGTTTTTTCAAAGCATAATCCCTCCTATGGGTGATTATATCGCGTGTTGTACAGTCCGTATAAAATCGGTCTATAATACTCTTAACGTAAAACCTTTCTGGCTCTTCACAATGATTCAGTAGAATTACATAATTCTTGTTTCGTGGATGGAAACATAAGAACCTGTAATAATTTACATTACCATTCAAACAGAACTCAATCAATTTTTCATCTGTCTTTAGATTTTCAATGTCTTCTTTGTTCCTTATTGGTTTCATAATCAATAACTTTTTGTTTTCTTATATCTACCGCATTTCTTGCAGACGTAATATCTGGCGATATATTTATTACATCCTAACTCATCCCATGCCGTAACCTTTCTCTCATACATCAGTTCCCATTCATGGCGGCAGAGCCATTTCTTTATGATAGCATTCAGATTCATATCCTAAAACAAAATCTTAAAACTCTTTCCTTTCAATGTCGGCAATCTCTCTTCTACAAACTTCCTTAACTCTTCCTCCTCAATAGGAAACAAAGGATTGTACTTGTACTTGAACGTGTGAATGTATTGCTCGTTCAGCATCACATCAAAAATTAGCGTCTTCATCTAAAATAACCCTCCATCCACAACACGGCTTCTTCTATTGTTTCCACCTTCTTGAACTCCTTCGTGACACAACGCTGCATGTATTCACAGCATATGTTTTCTTCATCATCAAAATAGATATTGTAAGCTCCGTTATCATCAGCCCCGGTACATGCTATTCCAAGCTCCAGGGCATTCTGCACCTCTTTCGGTTCGGTTGAAAAATAGGCGTAAACCTTTTCACTCTTTACACCCTGCAATCCGTTAAGTTCTACGATATTGTTCATATTTGAGATAATATTTGTTTATGTCTGACCCGATTAAGAAAGGGAGGTTTAACACTCCCTTATCAATCACACCACAAAGATAATATTTGTTTATGACATACGCAATAGCTTATTCCCAATAAAATTGCATATTTAACATTTCTTGTGTTTCCTTCTGAATAGGCTTATATCTCGTTTCTGTAGTCAAATCCCTCTCAGCCACGTTGTTATACTCTTCCAAAGCCTTTTCTTTATCTATACTCCTTTCCACCCATATACCTATCATCTGGTCCGGCTGCATATCCCCGATAGACACCGGGTTTTCTTCTGTAGCCTCGTAAAACTGTACTGTATAGGGTCTGCTATATATATTAGGTGCACTTCCCATATATCGGCTTCCGTCCTCGCCTTCCGTCATTCCCACGGCACCTACCTTAAACGAACACACATTTGTTTCCGGATTCTCGAACCATATCTTCACCCCTTTTGCCACCTTCTGGCTGTCATTGTGCAGCACTATAGCCCGGTATTCGTTTCTCGCATTTCTTATCGTGTTTACACTCAATTCATCAAACAAATTACCGAACATGTCGTTAGGTATTGTCGTGGAAGATGCAAAACCGCCCAACGAATAGGAAACATTCTGCTGTTCCATCATATATCCGGAACTGACTGTATATAATAACCTCATTTTACCCCTCCTTTCTTATTCTTTCGGTTTCGGCATTCCTGCCAAAGACCAGTATTCCGTCTTTACCGTATTGTCGATTGTAACCGTACCACCGTTGTTTCTCACTCTCGCTATGTAAAATTCGTTTACTGACTTGGTAGGCGCTTGTTCCAATGTTACTTCTTGCGTCAATCCCAATGTAAACCAGTCATAAGTATAAAGCCCTTCCATTTGCGCGTCCGTGAATACCTTTCCAAGAGGTACTGTTCCCAGTATTACTACTTGCAAGTTTGTTTCCGCAACAAAATCGGATTCAGACGTTAGTACAATATTCTTGTTATCTATTATGTTGACTATCTCGTATACACCGTTATTTAAAGGCTGTGAACCGTCGTCCTTAAGGAACTTTATAGCCACCGGGGTTTTCCCTGCTTGACCTCTTACCTTGCCGGAAAAGTCTACAGTTCCGGTCACTACCCCTTTCTGATTGATACTCACATATCCGTTTTCATAGTTTTTTGTCGAATACCCGATTTTCAGCCAGTAATACACACTGTCTGCCGGAATAGCAAAATTATCGTATATGTTGGCAATATTTATTACCTGTCCTAATGAATTTACCGCCATACCCGGCAATATCTTCACCGTTCCCCCTTGTGTTCCCTGCTGCACCTCAAACGCCTTGTTGTCAATAAAGGTATCTACCGTTTCAAAGTCCGATTTGAACTTTGTAGGGTTGTTTGTCACTATGCCGAATGTATAGCTTCCGGCAATAAGAATCTTTCCCAACAAAGAATTTTGCAAGAAAGACTGCATATTCATCACCTCTTCTTTCTCTAAGAAAGTGTTTCTATTAACATTTATCTGTGCCATATATCAATAAATTTTTATTTACAAAATTATAACCATTCCGGATAAGCACTAATATATTGGTCGTAACCATTCATCTTTGTACATCCTCTGAAACATCCGCTTTTAGGGAGACTGTCAACATCCGGAAAACCGAATTGAAATGGTGGGAATAGTTTTTCAAAATAGAAGAATAAGGGCATGTAAGCTGCCGGTAATTTTACTCCGGCTAATATACATTCCCATCTTGGCTGGGCTGTCATACTTGAACAACCGCTGAATGCGTCCGTGCAACTATTCATATGTTTTAGTACCCCCGATTCTATATAACTATTATCAGTTCCCGTAGGTCCAAGTTTATTCACGGTTACATCACCGAAAGCATATTCTGCCGATTGTAAATTACTGCACCCTTCAAACATGCTGTTAATGTTCACAGTCACCGAATGTTCGGGCGGTGTGATAGGACTACCCTGCGAGCCTACTGTTCTCAAATTCCTGCACCCGGCAAAACAATGCGCATAAGTGCTACATTGTGGAGAATCAGAAAACAAGGATGATGTTATGGTAGTTAAACCACTGTTTTTAAACATACTCGACGCGCTTCTAATATCCGGAATTGTCACACCGCTTACATTCAACAGACTTGTACAACCGTAGAACATCTCATCGCATCTCGTTCCTCCGTTTGTTGAATAATTAAATGCCCCCGAACTTATACTCGTCAAATTTGTACATTGATAAAACGCCCGTCCCAACAACAATTCACCCACGGTCCCGGAAAACAGATTGCTCGGTAACGACGATACACCCGAACCATCACAAAAACCGTATGCGTTTACTGTCTCTCCCGAAAAATATTTGAACGTTATTCTGCACGGTGACTGCAAATTAGAACAATTGGAAAACATGTATATACATGTTTTTATATTTGTCGCCCCAATATCATTACTTATACTTGACATACTGCTACATCCGTCAAACATATAATTCAAGGACGTTCCATTACTTGATGTCCTTAACTGTCCACTCACAGAGGAAATATTACTGCATCCATAGAAACAATAGGAGTAATCACTTATCGAGTTTCCTCCAAGCACGCTTGACAAGTTCACCGAACCACTCAATCCACTGTTTCTATACGTGCTCACGAACGTACCGCTTGTTATAAAATCAAACAATCCTGCTGGAACGCTTCTCAAACTGCTGCATCCGTAAAAGAACGAATCTGCCGAACCGCTCATAAGACTTGTGGTCCAGCTTACAACCGATTCAAGACTACTGCAATCCTGGAAAGCTCCCTTTCCCCATGACGTTCTCACATCCTCAGTAAACCACTTGATTACTCTCGTCAAACAATTCTGAAAACTTGAAAATCCATTTGCACTCCATGATAAATTGGCAGACATCCCATTAAAATCGAACAATATTATCTTTGTTCCTCCGGAACTGTAGGTGTGCGAACTTGTTCCTAATGTCTGGTCTCCGTCTCCCCATTTCACACGCAAATTGTTAAGTCCAGTAGAGGAAGTGTTAAGTACGGGCAGCGCTATGTTCGTACCGTTTGACACCCTTACTTCCAATACCGCACCGTCTTCCATTATTATGTCAATCGTCTTGCTGAACTCTTCCGGTCCTACTGTGTAACTTCCGCTCTCCGTAAAGTAATTCTGACTTGTTGCCACCCACGCATAGGTATCGTTACACGGAACCATCCATGATACGGTACCGTTCGAGCTTGTCACACCCGAACTTATATTGTCTTCCACTGTCACGCCCGAAATAGGAGAACCGCTCTTTGTACGCACATTATATGTAACCTGGCACTTGTTGCGCGTCATTACGACGTTAACATATTCGTCGCTATTGCTTATGCTTACAGAACCGTTCTGGCTCTGATATCCGGCTTTTGACGCCTGCCAGCTTAATGTCTGGGGCGGCACGTATGTTCCGAATACCGCACGCCCGGCTCCATCCGTGTTCTTTACCGTACCTCCGCATACAATACGCACTCCTCTTATGGATATCCCTTTCTCGTCCACCACGTCGAAAATAACTTTATAGGTATTTACACCAAGAACTATCGTTGCGTTTGTATCATATTCCCCTACCGATACAAACGTACTGTTCTCGTTATATTGGGGAAGCTTGCTTGCCGTGGCCGTACCGGAACTTCCTGCCTCCACATTGAAGGTCGTATATCCTTGTCCATCGGAATATTGCGTCATTCCGTTAAACGTCACCTGTGCCCCACTTATGCCTATATTGCTGCCGTTGACAACCTGTATTCTCACATTCACCCTCTTTACGGTAAAATTGATAGGAACACGGGTGTCCGAATTGTACACGGTAAACGAATTCACCACGTCATAACAATAAGGATATTTTGCCACATAATCGTATGTACCCGAAAACAATTGCGTAGATACCAAACCTAATTCGTTCGTCGTCAACTTTTCGCTTTGTCCTACAATCTCGATTGTCGCCCCAGAAGCCTGCGCGCTTCCTATAGTCGCCTGGAACGTCACGTTGAACGGCACGGACGCCTTTTCTGCCATCTTTATAGTATAGGCATTGTCTCCTGCCGTTATGTTCACGTTCCCCTTTGCCGGGTTATAGTCCTGGTGAGACGCGCTCCACTCCCACACACCAAGTTCAAGCGTCCAGCTTGCCGCGATACCGTTGTTGTTGGAATATCTCGTTTCCCCGTTTATCGTCACTACCGCATTACTAATAGGATTGTTCGTTTCCACATCCAATACCGTTACCGTCAGTTTTCCGGTCTGCTTAACAAGGTCTACCGTTATGGCTAAAGGCTGGTTTATCAATACTGCCGTTCCTGTTCTCGGCTCATACCCCGTTTTTGTCACATTCCACGGATAACTGCCCGGCACACGGTTAAAGACTGCGTTTCCGCTCGCGTCCGTATTAACCGTTTGTTCGTCCTCTCCTACGCCAAGCACTACGGGCTGGTTCTTGACGGGCTGTCCACTCATTCTCACGGTAAATATGATGTCGTAGGTAACAAGCTTTAATTGTACATCCACTCTCTTGTTCTCTCCGTTCACCGTCACAACACCTTGTTTCGTATAATATCCTTCCTTCTGTACGGTCCAGTTATAACCGCCCGATATACGGACAAATTGCGCCTGCCCTCCACTCGTACTTATTGATTCCGTACCTACAGTAACCAAAGCATCGTCAAGCGGTGTATTGTTATCGTCCGTAACATAAAAATCAATCAGATAGCCTATCTGCACCAAGTCAACTTCTACCGTCACGTCCTTATCCACGACTTCCACCGTTCCTTCCTGCCCGTTAAATTCCGTCTTTGACACCTTCCAGGCATAGGAACCTGCCACCTCTACAAATGTCACAACCCCGTTTCTTTCCGTCTGTAGGGTTGTGCCGTTAAAAGTAACATCCGCTTTCGCTACGGGCAACCCGTTGCTTCTCACGACAAAGTTTATGTTGTATTTCGGTATGGGATTGAACTGTATGTCTATAACCGCATTTCCGTATATGGTAAAATCCTTTTCCACGGTTATATATCCTTCTTTCACGACCTTATAATGATACGTTCCTGCCGGATATATAAACCCGGTTGCAAGTCCCTGCGCATTCGAGCTTCCAGTCTGGTTAGGAATATCTTCACCCGTCACTAATACAGATGCACCCGATACTGGCTCCACACCGTCCCTTATACGGAAAGTCACGTTATAGTAGGGTATCTTTTCCATCTCTATTTCTATGTTGGTAGAATCCACTATTTCGGCATTTCTTCTTACCGTATAATAGTCCTCGTATTCTGCCACATATTCATATATACCGGGAAATACCTCAAATGTCACTATACCGTTGCTTCCGGTATATTGCACCTTTCCTGCAAAGGACACTTTCACATTCTGCATCCAGTCTTTTGTCTCCTTGTCGCGCACAAAGAACGTAACCACCCGTTCATAGGCGGCTCCCATTAACTGTACATATTCTACAGCATCCTTATCCACTAATAAGGAGTTTTCCACGTTTTCAAAGTTTTCGGCTTCCACCTCGTAATACCATTGTCCGCGCGGTAACGTTATCTTTGCCTCACCGTTAACGTCCGTTATCAGTTCTTCACCGTTTACTGTTATCTTCGCATTGGGTATGTACTTATTCCGGTTTGAAAACACCTTGAACAATATCTGATATTCTTCCTCTCCTACATAAGGACGTATCAGTTCACTGCCGAATATGTTCTTATATCCAACAAGGTAGTTTTTTAGGAATGTCTCTACAGTAAATTGTCTCTGATATGCGTTGTTCTTGTAATAGGCGGCTATAATGTCACGTTCACCCAAATATCCTTGTGAAAACGGCAGATATAAGGGTTTCACATGAAAATCGTATATATATACATATGGGTGATTTCCGACCGTTCTTTCCTGGATAAATATAGGTGCGATATACTTCATTCCCGGCATTATCGACAAAGCACGCCCAGACGGGAAATTAAGTGCAGGCGCTTTCAAAAACTTCTCGTTCGTTGACAGCAGTATTCCTTTTATGTAGTAATACATGCCGTCATTCTTTATATCCAAATATTCGTTTTCATGGAACCAAAGGGAACTTCCGGTTATCTGTCCGTTTTCCAATATTCCCATAGACAACGGCTCTCCGTCTACCGTCTCGTACCCAGCTACTCCAAACTTTAGGTTTTCATTGTCCGTAGCCGACACTTTTACTTGCAATGATATTTCGTAGGATAGGTTCGGGTCTATGATTATAAGCTTGTCCAGGTCAACCCTTCCGTCTATGCCCACGGCTTGATTGCCAAAAAATGTCATAGCGTTGAATATCTCTCCATTATCCCCGTTTTCGTCCTGCGTTATGCTTATACTTTCCGGTATCAATAGAGGATAATTATTCAAATCCTCTACTCCTTTTGTATATTCATACGCTTTTGATACATTCATTACCGTATTCGTCCAGTCACATGTAGGCGAACTGTGTCCCATCGCCCACCCCGTAGCTTCGGGTCTCAACAAGGCAAAAATGAATTCGTCCAACGAATTGTATCTTATCAGCCGCAATAATTCTCCCAATATCTCGCCTTCCTTGCTTATAATGTCAAGTCTTCCACGTTTTGAGTATTCTTCCAGGTAGTTATAAAACAGATATTCCATCTGTTCCTGGCTGTCCACCATGTTAGTAACAAGACCTCTGTTCTGAATAAACATCTCGAACAAAATCTGATTCGTGTCTATCTTTTTGTATTGTCTTGCATACAACACTATCAAAGCGAATATATGGGTTATAGTTCCCCAAAAGGCACGGAAATCCTCGTTCTCTTTCTTCTTTAGGAATGTAGGCAAAATTCCCCTTCCTTCCAGTTTTTCAAGCACGTTTTCTGCCCACCGTATTACTTCCTTGTCGTTTTCCTCAAAAAAACGACTGAAAGGCAAATTATCATATATAGGTGTGGACTGGGGTAAAAATAATCCCCCACACGGGTTTTCTTTCTTCTGTTTTACTTCCATGTTGAACTACAATTAATTGCACGGTAAAAATACAATTAATTTTGGATATTACGAAAACAAACACGACGAAAAAATACTGTAGAACCGTTCCACCACCTCAATCTCTCTCGTCAAAGACCAGTCCATAACAATAGAGGCTCTAAAGGTAGGAGTGTGGGTGACAAACAGAAGAGTAGAACAATATTCTTCGTATATAAATGATTATTACAAACCATATAAAGGAGCTTATACGGGTATTGTAAATTTACCAAGTGAAGAAAGTAAGTTGTATGCTATCAGTAACTCTTTTGGTGTTGTATATCCGGTATATTACAGTCTAAGAGGTGGTGTACCATATAGTGAGATGGTTGGACATTCTGTTTATGTATATGCCAGTAGTTTTAAATATCATTGTGTATCCAAATTATATAAAACTAATGATGTTAATATATGGGATAGTGATACTTCATCCTATTTACTATATGATGCAAATTTTTTAGGTGTGTCAGTAAGTTCCCCTGAATATTATATCAGTAGAGAAGATTCTGTATTTACATCTATATATTTTTTAATTAGTTTTGTAATATATTGGAGAGTAAATCAAATTTTTAGATTTAATACGTCTGTTACTGAATGGTCGCTTCATGAATCATCTTGGTTTAATACTACCAATTCAATAAGCGACCAGTATAAATATTTTAATAATTATTCTATAAGAAAATATGCTTCTGTTATTAGTACAATATATTCTTCAAGAGAAAGAATATATTCTTATGTTATTGGAAATGAAGGAAACTCCTATTTTTTTATAGTAAGAGTTGAAGCGTATTCAACGGAATATGAACATAAATATCTGATTAGTTATTTACATTTGCCCGGTTATCCTTACTCAAATGAAGGTAGAGTGGAGCATATGGGGTGGCTGGTATTGGCAAGTGATAATGAAAGAGTAATTATATTGGTAAAGTCACAAGATAGGTCATATGGAGATACGCATGCCAAATTTTATTACGGAATATGGAAAGGTCTTGTAGGACAGTATGGGGATAATTTAGTGTCAGTTAGTTCTTGGAGTTGTCATTACAATATCCCGTCTGCGATTACTTCTGTAATAGGTGGTGATTATTGGGTATCACCAGATTTAAAATGGTTATTCTATATATCATTAAATGGAGCTAATTACCAAGGATTTTCTAAGGGATTGCATACCATAAAAGGTTCATCAGCTCTTTTTGGAGAAAATGGCTGGACTGGAGTTTCTTACGAAATGGAAGGAGGAGGTGCAGATATTTTGAATGCTTGTCAGAATTATTATATATTAGATGTTAAATTCAATAGCGCATCTAATAAAATAATGGTTTTTGGAAATTCTTCAAAAGGTGCATTTACAGAATCAAATATTACATATGGTTATGCGGAAGGTGTCCAACCGGATACAATACTTTATTTTATTTGGGCGGAAAGTCAGAAAAAATTTGTAAAATTAAACAGTTCTTTCGTAGGAGGAGATGCACTTTGGAATGATTATAATAACTCTACATCTGGAGGTAAAGGTAATGCCTACAAACCTTTAATCAATTTTGTAAATGGAGAAATTAACTTCATGTATCCTGGAGGAAATGAACCGTTTAACGCATATAGATATTATTTGAGTTTCGGAGAATAAATAAATTAGGTAACTATATACCATTTACATCAAGAATGTTTAGGTATATAGTTACCAATTTTATCTATCATTCCCAAATTAAATTATAACTATAGGAAGTATAAGGAGGTTGTCCTCCTGGATAAACGAAATTAATTATTTCATTATTTATGAAATTAAAGGAAGGTTTGTAAGTATTACCAGAACTTGAAGCGGAAGCTGCATAATTGTTCCATAATGCACTCAGCCCTACGTTAGTATGTGACAATTGTTTCCATTGCTTTTTTGATTTATCTAATATAAAGCACATTATAATATCGGGTTGAATTCCTTCGATATAAGTTGTATCTGTTAAAGTACCATCACCGAAATATCCTTTAGAAGAATTCCCAAGAACCATCATTTTATCAGAATTAGAATTGAATTTGACTTTCAATATGTAATATTCTTTTGTGGCTTGATATACAGAATCTGAATTGGTAGAAATTGTATACGATTTATTCGTGAATCCGGTTTCTGTAAATAATACAGAAGTGTCCTTAGTACATATATAATACAATCCTTTTGTGTAAACTGAAGTAGAAGAAGTAGAAATAAAGAACCACCATTTTGAATCGGGTGAAATCCAGCAATCTCCTCCGACAACTCCCGTAATTGCAGATGGGATATTATAATAACAAGCCCAATTAGATATATCCATTATTTCTATACCCGTTGTATTTCCCATAGTTACAACATAAATCAAATAATCGAATTTATTTGTCACTTGTTCATTAAATAATCTTCCCAACAATATTGCTTTTTTATTAATTTCTCCTATTTTAATAAAACCAATATGATTCCAACTTATTGAATCTGGGTATGGATAATTAGTAAGCTCTCTATAATCAATTCGATCATTTGATGATGTAGTACCTCCCGTTTTAACTTGAACTCTTCCTACTATGAAAAAATAATTATTATAACCATATACACTGTAGTAATACCAGTTATTTTTGGCAGTAGAAATAACTGTTATTGTAGCAATTGCTTTTAATATAGAATAATTATTGAGCAACTTTAATAAATTATTTGACGAAAGTCCTAAAACATAAGCATTATTACTTCTTTTATAAGTGATTACTGCGTTAGGTGCAGTCGTAAACATATCCACTGTACCTATATAAAGAGAATACTGGAATATACATGCATAATTAATTATATATAATTTACCGTTATCATCATTATGTATAGATGCTTCACCATTTAAAATAGGGATAGACGGTGATAAATCATTTATATACACATTGTTCTCCCAAAGAATATAATTTTCTTGGGTAAGTTTTATTAAGGAAGTTTCTCGAAGACTTGACGACTGTGTATTTGCACAAGAAAATCCGAAATAAGTACCCGATGGTGATTTAAATGCTATTGCAAATGAATTACTGATAGCCAAAACATCATGCGATACATTTCGCATTAATAAGGTTGTGTAATATCCAGATGGTAGATTTTGGCTGAAATATGGATTCATATTTGCTGATTCTACATCGCTCACCCACACCCCTACCTTTAGAGTCTCTATTGTTATGGACTGGTCTTTGACGAGAGAGATTGAGGTGGCGGAACGGTTCGGATAGTTCCATGTTCCGGTTCCGCTCGCTCCCCATGTTGTCGTACCTCCTGCTTCCCACCAATAATTGCCCGGCTTTATTGTCAGTACCACCTGTCCGCTCGTATTTGTAGTGCCGCTATATGCAGTGCTGGTATTGTTGCTTGACAGTTTTACCGCACATCCACTTCCTACGCTTGTTCCTGTATTCGCGTTGTTTACCGTTATCGTTATTGTCACTTCACTTGGTACCAGCTTTATAGTAAAGTTGGAAGTGTTCGTATTTGTCGTGTTTAGAGTAACATATCTCGTCGCACTTACTACATATCTGTTTGTCAGTCCAGATACATATACAGTTGCCTGTCCGGACGAGTTCGTCGTTACAGTCTGCGTCGCATATCCTGCACCCGGTTCACCGGAAGTCTGATAGCTACCGTTTATACCGTACATTTTTATCGTGGCACCACTTACGGCCGCATTTGTGTAGCTGTTCTGTACTGTCACTACAATACTCTTTATCGCTGTAGAGTAAAATGCCGTAGCATCACTGTTGTGTCCTATATTACTGAAATTATAATTAGGAGTGATGGAATAAGGGGTTTCAGTCGTTGTTGTACCTGTCACGAAATAATTCGCCAATTTTGCCGTTATCGTTGTAGTAAGACCTGCTATCCATGTATATGTAGCCAAATAATACACTACGTTATTTTTCGTCAATGATACTGTTGTTGCTACTCCTGCCGTTGTGAATATTGGCTTTACCAGATTAGCAGTTCCCCAATATCCTAATACCGGGGTTGAAAATGGTACTCTCAATCTAAACTCCGTACCTACACTCTTCGTCAATCTCACCGCATTCTGTGTGGTTGACGCTGTAGGCATTGTTATCGTCGTGCTTCCGGCTACCCAATAACTCGTACCACCACCCCATGACAATGTATATGAACCTGCTATCATTGGACCGAATGACACTTGACCGCTACTGTTCGTCGTTCTGGAAAATGTAACAGAAGAAAGGCTTTTGTTCGTCAACGTAACCGGACATCCGTTCGCATTCCCTTTTACCGCACTCTGATAATAGTCCTTCATCGTTATTGTTATAGAAGAACTTGTCTCGCTCATTTTCAGATTAAGAGGACTTGCTTGTGTAGATGATAACGTACCGGATAACGCGTTATAGTTCGTTTTGGAGAATGAATAATTTCTGTTTATACCACTTCTGTATGCAGTCCAGTTACCGCTACTATCCGTCGTTCCGGTCTGTCCGAAATAGGAGCCGGACACTCCACTTATATTTGTCCCATAATTAGAACTCTTTATGTTAAATGTAAGACGTGCCGTCACATTCAATGTCATAGTCCATTGCTCGTTTTCACTCGTCCATGTATAGGTCTGACTTGCATTGCTATAATAACTCGCGTTGTTTTTTGGTGTATAGGTGTAGTTTATTCCTGCATATACCGTATTTGTTTTCTTTCCGCTCGCATCCAACGTTATTTCTCCTGCCGGGGCATTCGAGCTTGTAGGTACACTTCTGACTATCACTGCACTACCTAACGGATGGGTTGCTGTGATGTTTGGAACTTTCTCAACGACTGTCAGTGTAACCGTTCTTGTCGTTCTGTTCATCGTCACTGTATAGGGTGATGTCTGTGTGGCGGTAACTGTTCCTACATAGTTGTTGAAATACTGTGCCGTAGCAGTCATTTGTCTGTCTAATCCACTTCTATAGAAGCTTCCTCCAGACGGAAGTGTCTGTCCGAAATAGGTTATCGTTCCTGCAAGTGCATTGCTTGTATTGTAGATATTCGCTACTGTATTAATGGTTATCTTTTGGTTACAAATCAATTGTATTGTCCGCACTTGTCCTGCTGCCGTATAAGTCAGTGCAGTATTTGGATTACTGTAATAATTAGGTCTTGTTACTGGTGTGAATGTTACTGGTGTACCTAAATAACATACAAACGATACATTGCCGTTCGTATCTAACGTCAATGGACTTGTAGAAGCTGCTGGACTAAAATTCATCTTCATGGATGAATAAAGAGCTACAGTCCATCCAAACGTATTAGACGTAAATGCTTTTCTTGTTATTGTAAGAGCTTCATTACCCAAATTATTATATCTACCTATACCATTACTTCCATTGCTAAACAAGAAATCTTTATTTGCAGAAACCATTTTGTCTACAGTACATATTTGGGTTATTTCTGCATACGATTTATTCTGCGAATTACTTCCACTGATATCAAATACTGATGCTGTATCTATCTGCCATGTAACTGGATTACTTCCTCCGTCCAGATTAAAGAAATTGGTTGTTGAAAAATCACCGGAAGAACCACATCTTATATAATGAGCATACCAAGTCCATACACCTGTTCCTTCATTGTTTGTAAGCCATTTTCTTGTTGCACTACCACCTATTCCGGTTTCATTGCTCTGAAACGCCAGACTATATCCAGTAGGAATTTTTGCATGAAAAAACACTACAAACTCCTTATTTGCTGATGTCGGTGTGATAAATCCAAAACCTCCTAATCCCGGACTTGTTGCTCCGGTAGAAGTCTTTATTTCCAAAACATACTGTGATTTGAATAACACTTCTTCGCTCACTCCAAGACTTACTGTAGCGGTTGAACGTGTCATTACCGCATTGAACGGAGACGCGGTGTCTGACGTTATACTACCTCTGTAATTACCGTGATAAGTGGCTGTGATATCTACGTTTCTCGTTACAGAACTCCTATACAGTGATACATTACCGCTATTGTCCGTTGTCCCTGTCTGATGAAAATATGATACGGTAGCTCCACTTAAATTCGTTCCGCTCGGTACGTTCGATTTCACGTTTATAGTTATCTTTGCCGTTACAGTCAAATCCATAGTCCATGACTGATTGGCGGCTGTATAGGTGTGTTTCTGTGTCGGGTTACTGTAGAAGTTCGGATGTCCTACTACTGTAAATGTCATTTCCGTACCTATATATCCATTGAATGTCACTGCACCGTTCGTATTTGTAGTAAGTGTTCCGGTTGCACTTCCTGCCGTGTATTTTATCTGTAAGTTCTGATAATAAGTTGTTTGTGCTGGCGTTATTTCTCTTACTACAAGTGTAACCGGATTGGCTGCACGTGTCATTACAATATTGAACGGATTCGCAGAATTGTGAGCTATCTGTCCGGTATAAGATTCGAGATTTGATGCACTTACCGATATGCTTCTACCACCGCCACTCCAATAGAAAACTGCATTACCGCTTGCATCTGTTGTTTTTGTCTGGGCAAAATAGTTTATCGTAGCTCCTTGTACATTCGTTCCAGGTACATTATCCTTTACATTGATTGTTATCTGTTTTGCACAAGTGAGATTCAAATCCCATGCTTCGCCTGCTGATGTAAATGTATGTGTTTGCTGATAATTCGTATAAAACGGTCTTCTGTCCGCTGCCGTTAGAATAAATGTAATTGGAATACCTAAATACGCCTCAAATGTTCGACTATCATTCGGTATCGTTCCGTTTCCTGCTGCCGATGTATAAGTCAACGTATAATTAATGCCTAATTTACTTCCACCTGGTATTACTTCATACTGCTGTACCGTCACTACATGCTTATTTCTCAACATCGTGACATTGAGCGGTGATGCTGTAGTAGGTGCAATCGTCCCGTTTACGGTGCTATAATCGTCCTTATCCAATGAGTAATCCTTTTCCAGTGCAGACCGGAACAATAAAGCGTTGCCGCTTGCGTCAGTCTGTACAACCTGCTCGTTGTAAGTTACTGATACTCCTTGAATATTGTTTTTTGCATATACGTCCTTTACATTTACTGTTATTTTTGCCGTTACATTCAAGTCGAACGGCCATATCACACCGTCTTCGGTCCATGTATAGGATTGTGTCGGATTGCTGTAAAAATTAGGATACGAATCAGTTGTGAACGTGTATTCCAGTCCCTTTATCAATAACTGATTGGTATAACCGTTCTCATCCAAAGTAAGCTTTATCGTTCCTGCTTTGGAAGTCATTGTAATAGTCTGATTTGACAAATATGCTCTTCCGGCTGTTCCATACACCTCCGAAACTTGAATACCTGCGTTAATCAATTCATATTGTACTTCTACATCCAACACTGTACCGCTTTCACTTTGAGGATGGAAGAATGTGTCGGATGAAACCTCACCTGCAAGAATCTCATAGGTGTATTCTCCTACCGGAACATTCGGCATGACTATCGTTCCTTCCGCGTTCGTCTCACCCTCAAACACAATATTCGGCAATACATTGTTTGTCACACGTACCAAAATTCCATCCGGTGGCAAAACTCCTTGTGTTGACACATGGAAAGTGACCGGGTACTCCTTCGCCTCCAATTCAATATCCATTCTTGTTTCTGTTCCGGTAGGCTTGAAATTCCCAGTCTTGGTATTGTAATGTTGCTTGCTTACACTGTAAGACATATTTACCGGAGATATGTACATTTGCACTATCCCGTCCGTATCGGTCGTTCCTGTCTGGTTCACAGACATTCCACTGAACGTCACTGATGCGCCACTTAACTCACCATACAGATTGGATGTGATATATACCGGAATTCTCTTTGAACATGTATATACAAGGTCTTTTGTGTTTGCATCTTTATAATTGACTGTAGCTATTGCACCGTTTCCGGAATAGAATCCTATTGGTTGCACCTGGAAACGTTCTGCAATTCCTGCATACACTGTTTTTGTAAATTGTCCGCTTGCATTCGTCGTTACATTCGCACCCGAAGATGTACCGTTGTCATTGTAATAGCATGCAAGCACGAGACCTGTTTTTACCGGATTGGATACTGTAGTCGAAATAGAGGGTATTATTTCTTTTACCGTGAATGTGACTGATTTCGTTCTTCTTGTTAATACTGCTGAATGCGTCTTGTCCGTAGGCAGATAGATATTTTCTGTCTTACCGTCGAAATTACTGTTTCCACCTCCATAGGTTATCGTATAATTTCCAGGCGGTATATTGAAATTTCCATTTCCTTGTGATGTCAATTGTCCGCTTGCATTCGTCGTTCCAGAAAAACTATATGATTGTGAAGATGTTCCACCCCATGCACTCGTAACCGTTACCGGACAACTTTCTGCCGCCTTGGAATAAGGATTGTTTGCTGTCAATGTTAGACTGAACGTCATTGCAGCATAGCCCATGATTATATCCAGGTAATCAGCCGACAACGGGGGTGTGAATGTTCCAGTCTTTTTCGTATGGTCTGTTACTGTACACTCATAGCTCATTGCAATAGGTGAAATGTACACTCTTGCCGAACCGTCACTTCCGGATGTCACAGTTTGAGGCAGTGACATTCCGGACACCTTTATAGTCGCATTTTCAAGCGGTCTTAACGTGTTCTGCTGCTTCACCCGTAATTCTGCCTTCTTTGAGCATGTGATTTCCATCAGTGTAGGTACACTCGCACCGAAGCCCCAGTTCTTGATTAGCAGACCTTCATTCTCATAGAAACCTTTCTCTTTTATTGTCAACTGATAATCAATACCCGGCATTACTTCCGGAAATATCTTTCCTGCCGCATTCGTCGTATATTCTCGTACATTATCGTTGAACATGTTCTTTACTGAAACAACAATTCCAGCCTTGACCGGATTGAAGTTCAGAGCGGCTTTCTGTTCGGCAGCTATCTTTACAGTTACCTGGCTTACTGGAGTCGTTATCGTCACATCCACATAGAAAGTTCTCGGCTGTGCATCACGTGTCACATTCGGCTGCACTGTCAGCATCGTACCTTCCAAAGAAGCTATTTCGTCATTTGACACGTTGAATACCAATTCTGCACCTCCGCTTGCAAAATCATATGGCTCGTCCTCACCGCCAATTTCTGCACGTCGAAAAGTTTTTACATGTTCCATCAAATCAAACGTCACTCCTTTGTTAGGAACAACGAAGTTTTCCGGTGTATGAACTATATAATAATAACTATCATTGGATAACGTCTCGGCTGTATTTTCACCACTGAATCTTACTGTAGTAGCATCACCGGACACACCGGGAATATTCTCTATTACGTCAACTTCCGGTTCGATTTCCCTTCTTGTCATAGTGAAAGGAAGGTCTATATCCTTCAGTTTTTCGAGTGTTATCGCCTGGTTTTCTACTGCGTCATAATATCTGTGTGTCGCGTTCCAAGTATATTCGCCTGCCTCCGCTCCAAGCTGCAACACGCCTATGTCATTCGTATAGCCGGAATCCACCTTAATTCCGGTCCCCTTGTTTATCAATTCGATATATACACCGGAAATAGGAGCCTTCGTTATCGCGTCCGTTGCAGTATATGTTATTACCGTGTCTCTCAATTCCAGGTAAATTGTTTCCGGTACATCCTGGTCCTTGATAGTCACCGTTCCGGTGTATCTCTTATAGTTTCTGTGCGTTACCGTATATTCATAGTCACCGTTTCCAAGTGTCACGCTTGCAACACCGTTAACGTTCGTTACACGCGTCTCTCCGTTTATTTGCAATTCCGCACCCTGGATATAGTTACCGTTTTCAATGTCCCGTACAGTCAAGCGGAATGTATAGAAAGCCTGCTCCAGTTCCACAATCTTAGATACTTCCGAACCTTCCACCACTATAAAATCATTGACAGACATATAGCCGGACTTGAAAGCCGTATATTCATAGGTCCCGTTCGGCAAGCTTATAATCGCTATACCTTCCTTGTCTGTTAGATAGGTAGAACCATTTATCTTTATCGTTGCTCCTTCCAGAACCATATGGGTAGCAGAATCCAGCACTGTAAACTTTATCGCATACGGAATTGCCGTCATTTCGACGAGAATACAATTAGGGTCTTCCCCGACAATCTCAATTTCCTTTACAAGGTCTTGATAATCTTCTTTTGCAACCCTCATTTCATATTTCCCGGTTTGCAGCCCCATGCTTGCCTGCCCTTCGTTATCCGTCTTTTCCTTTATGTCATTTATTGTGATGTTTGCTTCCGGAATATAAATACTTCTGTTTCTGTCAATTACAGCAAAATTTACATTCATTTTTGTAAGGAACATTCTTTGAAATATATCTACTGGCTGATTTTCAACCGTAAATACACTTTCTATGGTCTGGAAACCCGATTTTTCAAGCTTGTATTCATAGGTTCCCGGCTCCAAATTAATGACCGCCTGTCCCTTATCGTCCGTTTCAGACGTGTACACGCTTGTCGTCACCTTGACACCCTGCAAAGGCGCTTCTCCTTCATATACAGTAAACGTAACCGGATAGGGTGTTGCAATGAAATCATTTATGTTTATATAAATAGGGTTGTTCAGAACGACAAACTCCCCTGTCTTCTGTGTCCAGTTCGTTTTTGATAATATGTACGAGTATTCCCCATTTTCCAAAAGAATGTTGGCCGTACCGTTACTGTCCGTAATGATTACCTTGTTTCCTATTGTTATGTATGCACCCGGTACGGCTACATTCTTGGTATTGGTTACGGTAAACGAACACAAGTATTTCTGTGACGCTATAACCGATTGAGAGCCTTTATATATATCGCTTTCTCCTGCCGGATAGAAAATATTAGACAAGCTGCTACCCGAATCATACAGAATGTTTCCTTCCAGGTCTCGCATTCTAAATCCCTTGATACGAGGCAACATATTCAAAGGCACTTCTTCGTCAAAATAGGGGAAGAAGTATTCGTCCGGTACATACTTCACGCCTTCTGCGGTCTTCACCACTTCCAGCAAATCATCCCATTCTACCTTTTTGCCTGCTTCCCAGAAACGGAAATCCAGATATTTCGTCATTGCAATCTGGATATTTTTTCTTACATCCGCAATCACTGCATTAGGTGACAATTCCACACGGAAATCTACCCCCTCTTCACCACCTACATACATCCATTTTGCGTTTTCAATCACAATTCCAAGCGTATTCCCCTGCAAATCAAGTTCGGTCAATCCGAAATAGGGTGTAGCTTTTGTAAGCAATTCTTCCAATTCATCGTCCGTAAAGAAAGACCCGTTTTGGGTTACAAGGTAAATGTGTGTCTTTCCGTCCTCACCCAAACCGACATTCATTACCTTTAAAATGCGCGGGTCTAAATCCTGGAATATTTGCGTCCAGCCTTCCATAGTGTCAGTGGAAAGCTTGTTATTATAATTTATTATTCTGTTTCTGAATGTCTCGTCGTCCTCATAATCACGTCCACCGATAGCCGCATATTCATTCGTGCACTCTATATGTGTCAATGGTCTTGGCGATACTTCCGTAATACTGTTTGCCTCCACATTGGTAGCAGACCCAGTGATAACGCTTCTTACACTGATATATCCATATCCCGACTTATCAACCGTAAAAGGTTGGTCTACAGTAAATTGCACTCCGTTCTTTGAAATAAACTTTGTCCCTACCTCATAATGCGTACCAGGCTCGGCAAAAACACGTACATAAGTAGAGGAGCCAAGCGCTTCTTTTCTCGGACTTACACCGAACAACGCGGCTGATTTGTCCAGATATTCGCCTGTTGCCGACTTTGGGAAAATCTGCGCCTCCACTATGGCAATATCCTTTATCGCTTTTTGCGCCACCTTTGCGGTACCATAAGCGACGCCATTAAGTACAGAACCGTCCGCAATGTTTGAAACACGGTCGGTCTTGTTTAAAAACATTTCAATCCACAAATTCTTTAAATTTGCAATCGTATTCGCTGTCTTAGTAATCATTTTTGAATATATTTAAATAGGAACATTAATAACAAAATCTTCTCTCGTTACGGTTGTGGCCTTTACCTTCATAAACACCGCGTCTTCTTTTTTTACCAAGTCCAAAAGTTCCGCACTTGCCCAGCGGTTATCCCTTTGAAACATGTTCATAAGAGCCTTAAATATCACCGGATATTGTATTGCGTTCGTTGTCTGTCCGATAAAATCGGATGGTAACCCGTAATCCTTGAATTCCGGAATACAGCCTTTCAAGGCTTCCAATATAATTTTCAACGCTTGTTCCATAGACGTACCGAATTTCTTCACCTTCAAATCGTCATTCTTAAACTCGAATTCGGTATCTATATCCTTTCCAAGCACATTTTCTCCTACAAGCGTATCTACCACATTATCCACATAATTTACGCCTACATTACGAAGATTTACTGCAAACGTGTTACTTCCTTGTCCTGCTTCATAATCTTCTTCTATGATGTATTGTGGTGTAGTTATAGAAGTCCAATCGTCTTCCGGGTCTGTCATTGCAATTTCTTCCGCAACATTCTCGAATGTTTCTCCTGTCCTTAACTGCTTGTCAAGTTGTAGGGTGTTCTGTCTTCCTATGGTTGCGCTTCTTAACCACCTGTCAGAATTTTTTATTGTCAATATCTTTGTTTCCACTTCCGAAAAGTTGTCTAATATTTCCCACATAGAAATATCGTCCAACTTGTTTTCGTGAAGCTGGAACATAGGCTCTACGATATTAATTTGCGCTATCATCTTATCCAACTGATAGAATGATTCTGCATTCAGTTCTCCTCCCTGGTAATAATCCACTATGTAAGCATAGTAATTGTTACAAAAATCAACATAATTTTGGAAGAACTGTTTTATGTCATACCCGGTAATATTTTTGAACTTGGCGTATGCCGTTTCCATTACTGCGTCCATCCTTTAACCTCCTTTATTATAACAAAGCTGCAAGTGAAGCCGCCAAATCATTAACACCTTTCTGTATTGCAGCAGCCGTACAAATTTTAGTAAGTGCTGTTTTTGCTTTCTGTTCTCCTGCCACCGCTTCTATAGGGGCTATCGCTGTCATTGTAAGCGAATATTCCCATATCATATTACGCTGTAAACTTTGGTTCAGCACCAATCCAGTAGGAGGAACAGTCACTAAATAACTCTCACCCAAAGCCATATTATAGAAGTAAAGACGAAATGGCAAACCGTCCTTATCCACACCATTACTTTTTGATATGATAGCCTGCAATATTTTCGTACATCCATATCCGTTCTTGACAGACGGGTCGAACGAAACCGACTTCAAGGAGTTCGTATTTTTACCCGAAATATCACTCAAACTCCATTTCCCGGCTGATAAACTATAGGCCGCTCCTGCCAGACTTGACGCACCTCCACCAAGCGACAATAGCAATTTAAATGTTCGTCCAAAATCGCCTCTTATTGTAATGTCCTGTGGTACAAAAGTAGGAGAAGATAATACCGTTACTCCTCCTGCCGTATTCCTTATATTTTCCCTCTTCGCTTCCGTCTTGCTTATCGCATTCGGGGTAATAGGGAATGTGAAAAAATCTATCGTATTGTTCTTTGAATCTGCCAGTTCAAGCGTACAGAGGTACACCTCAAAATCGTTCGGAAATTGAGATGCTAATATAGCTCTTCCAGCCGTCTCTATCAAAGACCCTGCTTTTTGTATTGCTGCCTGCGCGACGTTTGCCATAATCTTTTCTTATCGTTTTCAAAAATACGAAATAATTATCAATCCGAAAAAGTTACCGTGCTTTTTATTCCGTCGAACTGCAACGGGTTTACTGCCGCTACCGCACCGACCCCAGCACCGAATCCGGCTTTACCTCCATCCATCGCAGCCGAACTTGCAAGCGCTGTTTGCCATGCGTTCTTTAGCGTCATTATCTGATTCTCTACATTATTCAATAACTGTATTAATGTATTCGCCAGTGTTAAAGGCTCCTTCGCATTGTTTATATTGACCTTCTGTCCAGTCATAAGCTTTATTAGATTCTGCGTTAGCTGAATCATTTCTGTATCATTGTCATAACCCAATACTACACCGTTATCGTCTATAGTCATATGGCTTTTCCCATCGTGAAAATTAACATCCACAGTGTTAGGGTCAGCCTTTATTACGGTTGTCTTGTCCTGGGTCTTCCACGTAAAATTAGCCCCTTCCATGTTCATAGAAAAACGCCTTATTTCCTTATCCTTTTCTTTCACGTCCTCGACCACATTAACGACTTCCGCAATGACTTCATTATATCCGGTTATCTTCACCTTCTTGGAAGCCACTATCTCGGCTTCCCCCGAACTCTGCAATCTTATCTTATGTTTTTCATTGCCTCCTAATGTAACGTTGAAATTTACGGGCTTATCTATAGAGGTAAGGTTCATGTTCCATTCCTGGTTACGTGGGTCTATCGTCATAGACATAGTTACCCCTTCCACCTGCTTTTTCATCCGTATAACATCCTCGCTCCATGCCGGAACCTCATCATTGCCTATAAAGGTGCCTATGACTGTAGGCTGGTTAAGGAAATCGCTGCTCGCTATCATTACCTGGCATCCCTTCTCACCCGGTTTTTCGGGAAACCATATATTGTTGATAGCCTCGTTGGTAATGCGTGCGTCATTGCGGAATATACCGCCTTCCATCATCACGGCTACTATATTCGTCCTAAATACCGTATCTATATACGCTTCCCTGCCTACATCCGTGGGTATCATTATATACCCCTTCATTATAGGCGGCAAATTGTTACTGCTTATTCTTGGTTCTCCTCCTGCCATTATTCAAGTCCTCCGAAATATTTCCTGTTCAAAAAATAGTCAAATTGCTGCTTGTCAACAGTCGGGTTGTCGTAGGATGTTATCTGTCCGCTTTCCGCTTCCTTCGCCTTCTGTCTCAAACCGCTTAAGTCCACCAACTTAAAGTAATCGGGTGTAAATCCGGACGCTGATTTTTCAGAAACCGAATTGTCGTTTCTTTTTACCGCTTCCATCAGATTTCCTTTAAGTATAGGTACATAAAATCCTCTTTCCACCTGTAAAACAGTACGCCTATCTACCCCGTCACGGTTAAATGATATGGTGTTGGTTACATTCGTCACATAGAAAAACTCGTTCGTACTTTGGTTCAGCACAAAGGTTCCCACTTTTATACGTCTGTCCCCGTTTATCTCTATCGTTCCGCACCGGGTAAAAGGTACATACATGTTGCTTTCAACAAGGTAAATCAAGTCATTCAGCATTGTTGCTTGGTAAGTAGAAAATATCTTCTGGTTTTCCGCTCCATTCTGTATCATGCGAATACAGTACATATCCACGAAATCCATTTTCCTGTTGCCCCATCGTTCCACATATTCTTCCAGGTACACAATAGGAACGAAAGCCAATCCCGGCTTGTCACGTCCACCTACCTGTGCATTCTGTGCGTGTAACTGGAACCAAGTATAAACGCGTGGGTCGTAGCTCAGATTATACGATATTACATTATCCGGTGTTATCGTAATATAGTTTTCAGACTTGAAGGCATCTTTTATCGCCTTCTCCGTAAACGGTGGCTGTCTTACAATGACATCAATCGTGTTTATATAGGTGTCAAAGAAAAATTCTGTCAAAGGATATTGACAAATACGCTCCATGTACTGCATCAGTGTTCCGTTCGGGTTCCCCAGCCCAGTATCTGTCACAATCCTTTCCATTATATCCCCGGACATTTGTAGCTTGACAATCTGCCAAATACCTCTTACCTTCAAATCCTGCTGCCCCGGAATGCTGTATGCCGTTATCCGCTTGTCACCCCATGAAGAAAACACTTCATCACTGCATACTCCGATAGAAGACATTATATTAATAATGAACCAAATACATTCATTTATTGTTTTGTACCCCAAATTCCATACAAACTGGTATTCTCCACTGAATATATTTCGTCCATCCCAAATACCACCCGTTTTCCTTATCAGCCAATTCTGTATAGTATCATTGACATTTTCCAGCGGTATGAAGTAGCTTCCGTCCTCCACAAACATTTTTGCAATGTCGCGACCGTTTATGACAGTGCTTTTTGAATTGTCTTCCGAAGAATAGGTCTCCATTACACTGTCTACAAAACCTATCATATCCCAAACATTATAGTTCGGCCCGTTATTGGCAAGCTTGTTCAACGGTACAAACAAATCGTTGGCATTTTCACTGTCCGAACTTCCTTCCAGCCTCAACCGCTCAAACCGGATAAACACTATATCATTTATCTGTACCACCTTTTCGAGATAGGATTTATAATCATATCCTTTAGGAGTTACAACCGGGAATATATCATAATATCCTGCACCGTACACGTTCGACATATTGGCATCCTTGAAGGGTGTTATGTTAATTGAAAACGTGCCGTTCTTGAATCCTTTGTCGGTAGAACATGTATTGACAAACTGGCTTACATCCACAACCTTATTTATAGCCTTGCAGTATATCCACACCTTAATGTTTATAGGTTGTACTTTTGTCCTTACCGACATTTCCTCGTCCAGTGCAACCACATTGTCAGCTACATATCCTTCCTTATCCTGTAGAAGCTTTGTCAAATTTTCAGACCAATAAGCCGAAAAATCGCGTTGCTTCATGAACATATCGCTCTTTGACGCTTTTTGTATGAGCAAAGGAGAATCCTTTATAGGGAAGGAAAGAGGAGTATTCGGCTTGATATACGGCAAATTCTTGTTTGAATACTCGTTCTTGTACTTCTCTTTCTCCCAATCGTCGTATGTGGCCCAAATGGCGTCCAGGTTTGAAATTTTGGAAATCTCGTTTACCACATCCATAAATTCCGGAACCGATAATTTCTTTGCTTCCGGTGTATCTGGTCCCAATCCCTTTTGCCAATCGTCTATAAACGTTTGGGGTTCTACATTGTACTTATAGCTCTGTATGTTAAATATATTTACTTTCATCGTTCTTGCTGTATCACTTTATTTGCTTCCGACACACCGTTAACTCTTTCTCTTGCCCACTCGTCTAAAGCGCGTTTAAACCATTGAGAAATAGCTCGTCCGGCATCCACTCCTCCGCTTACTGTACTCATATTGACTAAACCGCTTCCTCCTGTGGCAGATTGCTGAATTATCTTCTCTTTCGGAACCTCCAACTCCATATCAGCAACCTTTTTACCTCTGTCGTTTATTTCTCTCACCAAATCTCTAATCTCCCCTAAAATATTGGCTCCTTCCGACATCTGGCGGTTCATATCACTTGCCAAAATAGTTTCCCCTGTGCCTACAGTCCTTCGTGCTGCGTCCCTATCATAAGCTTCTGTAGGAGTTTCCCTAATCCTTTGGCTTGCTTGTTTATACAAGTCAAACAGATTGCTCACAAGCTTAGATGGGTCACTATCCTTTTGTATCGTGGAATTGATGTCATTCCAAGACAAATTAGGGAATATTTCGGACATTGCCAAACGTAACTGTTCAGAACCTCCCCCGGTACGTTCTACAACCCTATTCAAGAAGTTTTCCATAACTTCGGGGTCTGCCGCTCCTGCACGTATCTTTTCCAGTTCTTCCTGGATTTCCGAATAGGATGTTTTGTCCGGCATAACTTCCTGGATAGACCGTACAAGCATTGCATTCGTCACCTCATCTTTTGATATTCCTTGTCCGGTGAATGCTTGCTGTACCCTTTCAAGTTGTCTTCCCTGCAATCCGGTTGCCTGGCGTATTCCGCTAAACATCGCTGCAAGCTCCTTTGCGTCAAACTCACCACGTTTGGAAAGAATCTGGTCCGACTGTGTAATGAAAGTATCTAAACTTTCTTCCATTGTAGAGGCTATCTGTTCAAACGGAATGCCTAAATTTTTCATTGCCTGCTCGAACTCTCTGATAATCGCAGAAGCCCCGGTACCCGAATTCTGGTCTCCGAACCTCATTGCTCCCTGCAAACGGTTGACTGCATTAGGTGACAATCCGAACAGTCTTTCGGCAGCCATGACGGACTGCGTTTCCCCTACTGCATACGGGTCGTATTCATTGCCGCCAACAAAACGTCCTCCTCCTGCACGTATCAATTCGGCACGTCTTCCAAGGTATGAAGCGTAATCCATACCAAGTGATTCGGCCGCATAACTTCCTTCCCTTCCGGCTTGTCTGAACGCTTCCCCGGCTGATACACCCATAACCTGTGCATACGGGATAACACGTCTTTCGCCTTCCGCATATTTCCCGAAAGTTGCCATCATCTTTTCTGCTGCAAGCTGTGCTGGCAATTCTATACTTTTTGCAATCACATCTCCAACTAAAGGAATCCATCTATAAGCGTCTGCCTGGTTAGCGGCTTGCAATCGTGTATAATTTGCAGCAGTCTCCACGGTTCCTTGATATTGCGACCTTGCCTCGAATTCCTGGTTTCTGAAATATCTCTCGGACAATACGTTCTTGGCGGTATTGAATGCCGTCAAAGCCCCCAAACCGCCCAATATTCCTTTTAATCCTCCTCCGAATATATTTAGTCCTCCTGTTCCACCCGTGCTTCCGGTAGGTGGTACAATACCTCCAGGTGTCCCTGTTCCACCTCCGAAACCCGAACCGGAAGTGGCTTTCTGCATTTCTTCCAATATGTTTTCTGCACTGTCTTCTATAACAGATACAGAATTTGCAATAGTTTCCAGGTAACGGGTAATACTGGTTTTTTGATTTTCCTCACCCGACCCTTTTTCAAGTCCTCTCAAAGCGGAAATGACGTCACGTCCTATGTTATCCGTTACCGCTCCCAGTCTTGTAATGGCACGTATTATCCCCTCGTCAGAAAACTTGATTTCCGTCTGTCCATTATCCGTGATTTCCGGTCTTCTCTGTATTCTGTCATCTTCCCTTAACAGAGGTCTGTTTGACTGTTCGGAAACGGCATTTAAATTACCCTTTTCCTTTATAGCGGTCGTGTTCTCCGTTATTGTCTGGGTATTCTTTTCAATATTCACAACATTCTCGGTTATATTCTCCGTATGCCGTGAGTTGTCCGTTCTGTTTTCACTGTTGTCCTGGAAGTTCTTGGAATTGTCAACGTTCGTAACGGATTCGTCTATGTTTTCGACGTGTCTGTTTATCTCCCTTAATATTTCCTTCTGTGTTTCCTTTGTTATCGGCTCTTCCCCTACACTTCTTTCTATAGGGGTTACCTTCCCTCTTTGCGGTTTCCGTGTCAAGTCCCATGTCATAGAACCTGTTTCCTCGTCTATGATGGGTTCAACGTCCGGTATGGGTTCCTGGACTTTTCTTCTCCTTCTTCTGGGCGCTGGTCTTTCTTCCGGTTCTTCTATAGGCAAAGGTTCTTCTACATCCGTTTCCATTTCCGGTCTTTGCCCTTTCCGTCTTGGTTCCGGCTGTACGGTTTCCTCTTTTCTTCTTGGCGATACGTCCCATGTAATAGACCCTGTTTCGGGGTCTATAGTAGGTTGTTCCGGTCTTGGAAGTTCTTCTGTAGGCGGCTGTCTCCTTATCGGTCTTTCCGGCATAGGAGACGGTTTTTGCATTGTGGTTGCATCAATGGCGGCAGACTGTCTTTTAAGGTCAAGCAACAGCCTTTCCAGCTCGTTACGGTCCTCCATCAATGCAAGTTGTTCCCGTAGCTGTGAAATGCTTTTCTCGGCTTCCTGTGCGCTCTGCATGGAAGTCTGGTTTATCTCGCGGTACAAAGAAACCGCTTCTTCTCTCAACTGTCTTAGCGGTGTAGTGTCAGCCGCTATCCTAATCCTCTTATCCTCTGCCATTACTCCTTATCCTTTTGGCTTTCCTCGTATTCGGCCATCCGCGCCATTTCTTCGCGGAAGGCTTCAATCTGACTTTGCGTTATCTCCTTGGTATCGGTTTCTTGGTCTACCATTTCATCATAGGAATCTTTCAGCCATTCTCCGATATTCGGAACGTATTCAACTTTCTTTTCTTCGTCTTCTAAAGCCTGTTTAAACATCCGGTCTTCTTCAAACTCAAAAAGTTGTTGGAAGAAAGAACATTTCTTGTGTTCCTCGGACATGAAAGCAATGTTATGTTTCTTTCTATACCATCTGTCAAGCGGAAATTTATTATTCCATCTGACTACAAACGTTCTGAAATCTTCCTTTTTATCTCGCTCCATCATACAAAATCAATCAAAAGTGGGGGTATAACCCATAACAGACTATACCCCCACACTCCTCTGAATAACTAAACATTCAAACTATAGTGATTCTCGCTTGAATCCTTTTTATCGGTTGGGGTTCATCATTTTTTCAACTTCTTTAATAAAGGGCAAAACCTCCTTGTTGTAAATATCCCTTACTTCTACATAGTCCTTGATACCAAGCTGCTTGAAAGAAGTCACCTTCATATCTGCCAGCAAATCGGGCAACATTACTGTAAGCGTCGCTTCAATGTCTATCATATCCAAAGCGTCAGCCGCAGCCTGCGTTCTGTTTCCCAATAAGGTATTGTAATATCCATGACCTAAAAACTGCTTCTGCGTTTCAATCTCGTAATATTGTCCTACTGTAGGAAAGGACATTTTGTATTCATGCCCCTTAATCTTAATTATCTTATCCTCCATAATCACAAAAAGTATTTATATATTACTTTAAATTAATACATAGGTAATACATATTGACGTTTCACCGCCCCAGCTACTGCCGACCACTCCACGTCCATAATCCCGTCTACCACGGGTAACTCTCCTATAAGGTTCTGGCTTTGTAGTCCGAACCTCTTTATGTTTATCGCTGCTAACAAATCTCTGTCGTTCAATTGGTTACAATTAGGACACGTCCATTCTCGCTGCGACAATTTCAGTTCATGGTTCACATATCCACAAGTGCACATTTTAGAACTTGGTTCAAACCTTCCGATTTTTAAAAGGTTTCTTCCACTCCATTCGCACTTGTACTGCAATTGTCTGAAAAATTCATTCCAACTTGCAGATGATATGTGCTTTGCAAGGTTATGATTTTTCAACATTCCGTTTACATTCAAGTCCTCAACAATTATCGTTTGGTTTTCACGGACAATCCTTGACGTAACTTGATGTATGAAATTTTTACGGCAATTTGTTACTTTCTCATAAGCTCTTGCAATCCTTATTCTTGCATTTTCTCTTCTGTTACTTCCTTTTTGCTTTCTTGAATACCTTCTTTGCAATACTTTCAATCTTTGCTCAGCTCTTTCAAGATATTTCGGATTCTCGTAGACTTGTCCGTTTGAAAGAACGGCAAAATCCTTTATCCCGACATCAATACCAACAGTTGTATCGTACTTTATATCCGGTTTTTTAGGAAGCTCTTTCCCGTCGTCAACAAGAACGGAAACATAATATTTCCTGGTTGCTGTCTTGGTTACTGTTACGGTTCCTATCTTTCCCTCAAAAGTCCGGTTTTTGTAGAATGATACCCAGCCGATTTTAGGAAGCTGAATTTTATTTAAATTAAAATCTACCTTAACACTGTTTATTGCTTTGTAAGATTTCCAATTGTCTTTCTTTGACTTGAATTTCGGAAACCCTTTCTTTTCACGAAAAAACCTCGTAAAAGCACTGTCCATGTTTCGGATAGACTGTTGCAAGCATTCGGTTGAAACTTCGTTCAGCCAAATTTTATCTTCTTCTTTTTTGAGGCTGGTTAGCATCTTACATAAATCAACACAAGACAATCGTTTCTTTTCCTGCTGGTACGCTTCAATTCTTTTTGATAAAGCCCAATTATAAACAAACCGGGTACATCCGAAAGACTTTTCAAAGAAAATCTTCTGGTTTTCATTCGGTTTCAGTTTATATTTATAGGCTTTTATCATAATGCAAATATAGTTATTTTAAAGTAAAAAACAAATGTTTTAGTTTAAAAATTAATACCAAAATGGTATATAATTACCGTTACAAATATACATCATTAATCGGTTAAATCAAAACTTCACCCTAAAATATTGAGACAATGTAATTAACGCCTGTCTTTCTGCATGTTCTTCTTCTGTCAAATCCACCTTATCAAGTTCAATCAATCGGTTTGTTATCTCGTGGAACAGCTTGTTGTCGGTGTACTTCAATGCTATTTTCTTAATAGTTGTAGAATCGTTAAATTCTTCAAGTATCTTACATTCCTTCTTATCTTTAGGGTCTGTTACTTCAATTTCCTCAATAGATAGAAAACATCTATATCCTAAAGCCGTCTTTACCAAATCCTTTTTCATAACATTACCCTCCTTCTTTATTTAAAAACATGGTCTATAAAAATCGTATTTCTTACCCATTCACCTTTATGTTTCACGAACATATATCCTCTAATTATTGCTGTTTCATTCATTTGGCTTGCAAAATCATATGCTGCTTGCTGGTCTTTACCAAATTCCTTGTTGATTGAACCGGAATTATTGTTGACATTGTATCTCAAACATGCCGGGACTTTCTTTCTATCAGTAATCATAGCCTTGTCCTCCCTTCATTACCAAATTAAATTTCTTGCAATAGTGCAATTGGCATACTTCTTAACCAATTCCTTTTCCATCTTTTTGAACTTTGCGTTATGCGTTGCATTACCTTCATTTGCAATGCAAATCTGATGCGCTACTTCATGGCACAAAGCATAGGCAGAACCGACATTGATTCTATTCAAGTCAATAGAAATTGATTTCGGTTTGTTAGCCACATAAGAACAACAAGCACCGCCCCTTCCAACTTTACAGAACTTCAATGCAATTGCCTTGATACCTTCACTAACACAAATGAACTTGTACAACTCTTTGAGAACCTTGATATCGTTTTCCATTTTCTTATCTTTTATTTGTTTGACTTCGTTTATCTCTTTCTCACATTGCAAAGATAAGATTATGTTATGAGATACGCAACTGCTTATGTCCTTTTAACATATAATTAACATTATATCAATTCTACACTTACTTGTACTTCCTTATCATCTTCACGTAAACTGTTGATACTTAGGAACGAAGAAAGTGCTATATCGTCGTGTCCGCTTGCTGCCTCCAATTTCCCGTTATCACTTCTGAATGTAATAGAAGAAAATTCACCGAACATCAAGTCAACCGCCTGCCTCGTTTCTCCTATCGCATAGGGGCATTTTATCTGTCCTCTTTCAAACATTGCGGACAAAGAAGGTAGTCCAGTATAGAGGTCCTTTTTGTTTCCTTCCGTTGTCGTGAACGGTTCTATATTCTTAAGCCCTCTTTCCTTTGCCAGTCCGGACAATATGGACTGGAAACCGTTTGCCTCACACCGTATCTTATTGGGGTGGAAAAGTCGGTCAAGCTGTACAATCTTATCCACCTGTTCGTTATGCGACATACCGCGCTTCCGGTAATAGTACAACAAATAGTAGTTATCCATCGCATCTTTGCCCCATACCGAATACACTGTATAGTCCGCTCCGATATTACCAGAAACCGCAAAGTCCACACCTATATGTACCCTTGTAAGCTTGAAAGGAAAATCGTCTATACTTGACGCAAAACGTATCGTTTCCATTCCTATAACGCTACGCATCAGATATTCATACGGAAATATCGTTGACGTGTCACTGATAGGAACCACCAAGTATTCACGGTTGAACACAATCGTTCCAAGTTCTTCCTTTTTCGCCAATATCTGTTCAAACGTGTATCTGTCTGGTGCCAACGGTCTGCCATCCGGAAACAATATCGGATATTCAAAACAATAGAAACGCTTGTCTGCCTTCAATATCTGGTACAATTCATTCGGTGCAGAAGAATAAGGCGTACCAGTTACAAGAAAGTAACCGTATGGCTCTACAATCGGTTCTATAGTACCTTTCAGAAGTTCTTTCAATTTCTCTCTTTGTTCGTCCGAATATAGGGAACTTTCATCCGGCATATCGTCACACAAGCAAGCCCCCACATGCAGACCGCGAATCATTGAATCCTTACCGCGTACATGCAGCGTACTCCCCGTTTCCGTCTTTATGGCTGTTTCTCCGATTGAAGCCTTGTTATAAGGGTTCAGTTTTTCCTTTATTAAGTCGTTCGCCTCTATCTCTTCCGTCACTTTCGCTATCTGCACCTTTGCCAGTGTAAAAGTATTGGTAATATAGCATGTTTCTTTCCGGTTGGCATTGTCTACCGTGTCTTGTCTATATGCAGTCGGTCTTGTGTAGGACCATAAACGCCACAGAATAAAGGCATAAGACCATTGATAACTGTTATGTACAACCGTCCTATCCTCCAATAAAAACTTATGGTCTCCATCGCACGCAAAACCATAATATTCCCCCTCTCCAATAGGTTCAATCTTCAATGAAGAATAATCAAATTCTGGTGTTCCTTTCCCTATATTCTTGACTTTATATCCCAGAAACAACTTTCTTATATCTTTCTGTTGTCTACATACAGCATCTACTTCTACATCAATGAAATAACCGTTATAATAACAGCAAAGCAAGTGTCCTTCATTCACTTCATAAGTCATTCCTTTGGACTGTCTCACTTTATACATAGGTGCAACACCTTTATGTAATTGCAGCACTGTACGCGGTGTTGAATCAACACCCATCACTTTATCACCAACTTCTATATCTTGAATCTTCTTCAAAGCCCCATCATACATTACAACCAATGTATCAGCACTCATGCACTTGCCACTCGCCCGGGCGCATAAATAACAACTCCACGGGTATAATTGAGTGAGATTTCCCCACTCTATATTACGCCACCCTAACCGGAATTTAGGCAACATGGTTGTTATGAAATAATTGAGGGACAATATTTTAAGCGTATTGTCCATAGAGGCTTTCACGTTATCCACATAGGATAAACTTTCTGAATCCAGCGTCCGACCCAGATACAGCGCCTTTTCCGACTGATGCACCATTTCCCTAAGCATGGTATCAACGTCGTTTCCATATCCTTCCAACAACTGGTTAAGCGCCCTTTCCGGCAGTCTCTCTATGATATTGTCTACCGCATTGTACAGATATGTAAGCTGATTATTTGTAAGTATTCCTTTTCCGTCACCCGTCAACATAACTGGAAGTCCTCTCTATATCTCCTTTCTTTCTTCTCCACCGTTTCCACGCCTTCACCCCTTAACTTCTTCACGTAGGAAATGAACAACATCGCGTTCGCATCCACATCGTGCTGCGCCCTGTGCGCTTCCACAAGGTCAATCCCGGCAGCCTGGCAACACGTGCCCAGCTTATAGTCCATCTGTTCCAAAGCCGCCATGTGTGCAAACTGCATCGTGTCTATGTAGTATTTTACGTAATTGTCTATATCGTCGTTCATGTAGGCGAAGAAGTTTTTCAGAAACGGGTTATCGAATCCTACGATATTGTGCCCTACAAGCGTACACATCTGGCGTGGATTCTTGTATTTGGCGAACCATTTCTTGCAAGTGCTGTATATCTCTTTCAATGGCACCGCATTCTCTTCTTGGACTTCTTTTGTTATACCGTGTACTGCCGTTGCTTCCTCCGAATATCCTGCAAGTCCTTCCTTGTAGTTATACGGGAATATCATTTCCACACGGTCTATTATTTCCAGCTTTTTCATATCTATACACGACATAGCCATTTCGACCAAAGGAATGTCCAAAAAAGCTTGTTTTTCCTTACTTGGCAATCCCCCAGTTTCAAAGTCATAGACAATCACGAAATTACTACTTGTTTTCACGTTACTAAATTTTAAACATCATTCTAAATTACCCCACTGTTCCGCTATCGCTTCCGCAATACCTGGAAACGTCTTGCTTCTTATCTTCTGTCTTTCCTCTTTTGGTAATCCGTAGGCGTCACAATACCATTTCTGCATTCTAAACCCGTTCTTCCCCTCCACTACTTCACCTTTCCCGACAATCTTTGTAGGAGTGAGTTTAGGTAGATTTTTAAGCCATAAACAAGTCTTCTTGCTTGCTTCATCCCCGAACATCCAAGGTTCTATGATTTGGTCTGCCTTTCTGAATCTTGTACTCATTATTCCTACTGGATTCTCTATAGCAATTCTTTTTACACCCGAATTGTATAACTCCATGAAGAAATTAACGGCTTCTTCTCGGTCTTTCGCCCTGTTCGGATATTTAGGATGCGGTCTTCTCTGTTCTATCGGTAATCCCTTGTCTTCCGGGTGATAATACCATGCAGCACCGGACACGCATAGATAGGTGCAAAGGGGATGCGCAACCATCAAATCCCATTCTTCGCCTTCCGGCAAATAATACTCCTCACCGTTTTGCAGCTTTCCTCCAAAATTAGGGATAACCTGCAAGACATCCTGTTTGAAATGCCATTCGGGGTGTCCTCCGCTACAATCTACAATATCACAACTAAAGGCGTTATGACCTCTCTTTCTGAAAGCCTCGCATACTCTTTGGCTTTCCTCACATGCTACCAATACATTCATTTTCTTCTTCCTCCATTACGGGGTTATTGTCATTTTCCAATACATTGTACATCTTAATTGTACAGTGCTTTTTAGGGGTTACTACAATCTCGTTTCCTCCTAGGTATTCCGGCAAATGTCCCCTCATTATATATGCCTGCACATCGTTACGGGTAAACCGTTTCCCGTTCTGCTTCCGGAAATTGTCGTTCATCCAGATAAGCAATCCTTTCGCGTTTACATCTTCTATCAAAAATTTTCCCATACCAACTAAAATAAATTATTTTTACAAATCCAAAGACCTTCTTGCTTGTTACAGCCTTTGTTATTTCCACAAAATAATACCGTTTTATCTATATAGTCAACCCTTTCAAAATCTTCGGGCATCCAATATTCCGATATATAGCAATTCTTTTGCCGTTTCGCCCAGCCATAAAATTCTTCATGGCTGAATTTAGTAGAATACCCTTCTGTATTTATATAGGGCGGGTCACAATATATTACATACTTCTCTTCTTCCGGTATTCCCAGCTCTCTATAATCACCCTGGAAAACTTCGATATTACCCATTCCCTGTAAACTCTGCAAATCCCAAAGTCTTTCCAGCCGTTCCATGTTTTGCAATCTCTGCAAATTATCCGGATAATTAAGCTTCACCAGAATATCCTTTATTGCATGCCTTCTGTCCTTGAATGTATCACACCCCTTAAACACATCTTCCGGAATAGAGATACCCATATCTTCAAACAGACTAAAATCACCAAAACAGATTGCATAGTGGAAAGCCTTCTTATATGGTTCGACCTGTTCACTGTAGCAATAGGTTCTCTGATTGTTGCCGAAAGAAAAACATAGTCTTACATCCGTATCGTCTTTCTTTAGTCTGAAAAAGTCCTCCCTGCTTATCCATCGGTTTTCATCCTTAAACTTCCCGTTTACCGCGTCAGCGAAAAACTTTGCGCTGTCCGTTATATCGTTTATGATAAACCTTTTGTATTTCCCCGATAAAATAGCTGCATGAGTGACTGCACATCCCCCGGCAAAAGGTTCTACCCATACATCGGCAGAAGGAAGAGCCTCAACAACCCATTTTGCAATACGTGATTTACTCCCTTTATAGGATAATCCATAGTTCATACCTCATTACTTTATCATTAACAACCTTTCAAAATCCTTGTCCCTTTCCTCTTCGCTCTTATACACCACCCATAAATTCTTTATAGGGTTGTCCTTAAATGATGCACTTTCGTCTGCCAGCTTGTTTATCACTATAGCCGGGTTTCCGTCCGAATACCAGTCTTTTTCATACGATATAATAAAATACTTCATAAGGGCGTGTTCCCCGTCACTGAACACAAACATTCTGCCTTTTGAACGTTCCTCGTATTCTTTCCATGCTTCAACTTCTTTCTGAAATATTTCCGCTTTTTCGCTATTAGGGTTTTCCAAATAGTCTATTATCTTTTTGGATATCCTTTTCAGTCCTATAGCGTTGAACACTTCCGCACATCCTATCAATATATCAACGTCTTTTTCCATGCTCTTTCTCCAAAAGTTTTTCTATCCTTTCTTCCGGTATCTGATTCTTAAGACTTTTTCTGTCTCCGAAATCGTATATCTGATGGCATTCCATACATGCCAGAACTATGTTTTCCGGGTCACAGCGCAAACCTGGGTGTGCTCCCCGGCTCAATATATGGGAGAAAAAAATAGGCTTCATTTCAAGTCCCAACCATTTCCCGCAATGGAAACAATAATGGGGATTCTCCTCCCATACCTTGACAAACACTTCATTAAGCCTGTTTTCCTCTTCCTTCAATGAAGCTCGGTTCAGTTTCAATTTCTTTCTATTGTCGTAGCATTCCTTACATAACCATCGGTTACGGTCGTATATGAAATGGTTCTCCTTACAAGAAACACACGGTCTTACTTCTTCCTTCACTGTCTTGGTAATTATATACATGTTTACACTTGTATCTATTTGTTAATAAATTTCTTAACTGGGTTATACCCAAACCCTCTATAGGGTGGCATTGCTGCATCCCCCTTTACTTTTCTCATAATATTATAGGCTCCGTTTATATCTGCATTGAGTAAAATTCCGTCCTTTGTTCTGAAAAGACCTCTTTTTACTCTCTTTCCAATATAACTATCATGATGTTTTACCTCTTCTAAATCTAAAGAACTGCATTTTGACGTGTGAGATTCGTTTATTTCAACAAATCTTAGTCCTTGTCTTTCAGATTTATACCTTAACATTGATATGAAAGTTTCAAACGGAATTGAAACAAAATTCTGATTGTTTCTTTTACCCATATTTACTTCTTGTTTCCATCCGTCATTATGTCCTACTATCAATGTAGTTATGTTGTCTTTCAAGCACATGCTTACAATTTCCTTGCTTGCCTTATGCAAATAATCCTTGACCTTATTGTTTCTTTTTCTTGTAAGGTTCATTAGCCGTCTCGAATTTTCCTTTCCATTTGTTTTCTTTAATTGTGATTGAACTTTAGATTTTTTCTTGTTATAATACTGGTTGATAGACTTTAATTTCTTGCCATCTACCAAAACAGCCCTGTTACTCGTATTCGTTACAATAGAAGCAAGATTGTTAACCCCCAAATCAATAGACATATATCTATTGTTGTTTAGTAACTGTTCCTTTACTTCTGATTCATATACCAATTCTATTACATAACAATCTGCTTTCGGCACAAATCTGACTTGCTTAACTGTTCCTTCCTTGCATTTCGTTTTTAACGGTTTCAGACCTTCTTTCTTTGGAAAGTAAATATATTCTCCTTTATGTCTGAATTGCACATAAGAATAAGAAAATACATTTCTTCCTTTTGTCTTATGTTTGTATTTCGGAAATTTAGGGCATCCGGTAAATTTCTTGTTATCCCTTTTCCATGCTTTAATGGCTGAAAAATAAGATTTCAAATTCTTATCCAAAGCCATTAAAATTTGCTGGGAAGAGGAACCGCTCATAGCCCTAAAATCAACATTGTTTTCTGCAACCATCTTTTTATTAAGTTCTACAGACCTTATCCATTTCCCGGAAACAAGAAATTCTTGCTTTATGATATATAAAGCCGCATTATACAAGTTCTTGGATAAGAAACAAATCCGGTCTAAATCCTTGTACCTCTTATCATTAACTGTTATTATATGTTGTTCCGTTAAATACATACCACAAATATAAATAGAATATTTTAAATTTCCTATTTATTTATATAATTTTTAGTGCAAAGTTCTATATAGTTACCCACTGTCTTTTTCATGGCACAAATATACAAATATTATTTGATAACATAAACTTTTAGTATGTCATTTTTCACAAGCCTTGTAAAATATACAATCCTTACATCTGTTTTTGTCGAATAACCATCCTCCGTACTGGCTGCAAAGTATAAACCCCTTCTCCTTGTTCCAATACTTTTTCCTCAACATCTCCCTGTATCTTTCAGATAAACCCTCTTCCTTCTCCTTAAACGGGCTTATCCATCCTCTTTCTCGCTGGCGTTTATTGGCTATGAATACCTGGTATTTACCCCTCTTATTCCATTTCTCTATTGCCTTTGGTCCTATCAAGTTATAGGGGTCGAACATTATTTCTTTATATCGACTGTTCTCTATCATACTACCCTGGAACACCATATATTCCCATAACGCCCTATTAGAGGAAATCCCGGTCTTTTCCCAGAACTTTTCCATGAGTTCTATTTTTGACCGGGTTCTCTTAAGGTTGGGGGTGTAATTGAAAAGATATTCTATAATCCTTTCAATGGCTGTTTCAATCCTCCTGTTCTCCCCACAATCTTTTTGCTGCATCATAGTTCTTTTGCATTTCATTAACCGCCTTCTTCGCATAAGTCAAAGAATAGAGGTGTTCACGTGGATATTTGCCGGACTTTAAACCTTCATGATACTCTTTAGCTACCTCTAACTTGTGCTCGTAGTAATCTACGCTTTCCGGCATTGAAAGATTTATTACACTCGCTTTCTTATCCCAGTATTCCGCAATCCTTTCATGTTCAGCAGCTTTGTCGCTAAACTCAACACTTTTGCCCATATTGTTCCAAGCGTCATCTATTGCCTTTCTATGCCTTCTTTCACTGTGATGTCCGACCTTGATAGGTTCTCCCAATGATAGGAAGTCTCTATCTTTATTGGATTTCTCGTAATACTCATTACTCTTTTGTTCTGCCGAAGCCGCCCACATTCTGCGTCTTTCCGCTCTTTGCTTCGCCCATTCCTGGACATTGAAACCGTCTGCACGTACTATCGAATAGTAATAGAATCCATCTTTTTCGTATATCAGATTAAAAACAATACACTCGTTTTCCTTTCCATACTTGGTCGTTACTTCGATAACTTCCCCTTTTTCATACTTTTCTTCACATTTTGCTAAAAATACATTCGAACAAAACTTACTATAAACATTCATAACTTCTAAATTTTATTTGTTTGACAACTTAACATTAACTTTCAAATTCCGCTATTTCTTTCGCATATCTTTTTCTTTGAAACGCTTGCAGGTTTTTAGCACGTTGCGTTTCTTCTTTATAGGCGTCTGCAATACCTTTAGCTTTCAGTTCGATTTCCTTTCGTTCATCTTCCGTTAACAAATTTGCATATTCAGTCCATTCTATTGTACCTGCAAAATCAAATTTTGTCAACCATATACCTCCTATAGGCTCAGTTTTTGGAGTTATTCTTGCGTACTCCCTTAAATCGTGTGTTTTCTCGTCTTCTATGTTTTTATCACAAACAACTATCTAGCAAGGAAAATGTAAATAAAGTAACTTTCTTTCCATAACACTCAATCTTTATATGTTTGACAATCAAAAATTATTTGCTTTTAATTCACATCTCAACTCTCCGTTTTTATACATTCTTACAGAAGCAATCACTACCGTACTGGACAAATAGCGTCCAATATCTTTTCTCAGCTTTTGTTCCAAAGCGATAGCCTTTGCCATCGACTTAGTTCTTTTCTTCAACACCTTATTAAATCCGAAAACTATATCCTTCGTTTCAATCTCAAAGCTATATACATTTGAAAACAAAACCTTTTTCAAATCTTCCGTCATTCTTTCTACATTTGATTTCATATCTTTATCTTTTATTTGTTTGACTTATCATCTCTTAATCTCACATTGCAAAGATAAGATTATGTTATGACATACGCAAGTGCTTATGTCTAAATTGTGGATTTATTAACATCATTTAATAGGATAATCTCTTTCTTGCATCCTATAGCAATTCTTATTTCTTCTATTATCTCCTTATAGTTTTCCGGCAAAACATCTCTCTTTATTTGATTATCTTTAATCCATAATGGCTGCGTATTTCTCCAATTAAAACAAACAAACTGATGCCATCTACTTGTAAGGTCAAATACAGAACAAGGTACAATGTGGTCTATTTGCCATTCTGTACCATAATTCTCCCACGTCATACCAGGCAAAAACTGTTTTTCGAGATGCTGTTTAAAAAAATCTATTGAACAACCAATTAAATCAAGTGTTTTACCTCTTCTACTATTTCGTCTTACTACCTTAGACACATTGTTTCTTAATGATTTAGTTAATCTATAATAAGGGTCTAATCCAGCCCTATTTCTATCATAATTTTTTCTATACTCTATAAAACTTTCTTGTTGTCTATATACCTTATTATATGCACTTATTCTTTCTTTATATGCGTCAGTCTGCATGTATTCTTTTTGTTGCTTTCTTTTGCAATTCTTACATTTATAAGCATAACCAAGTGGATTCTTATTTTCCTTGAAGAAGTCTTCTTTTGGTTTTATTTCTCCGCACTTAGGACACTTCAAATATTCCTTTCCTTCTATCATTATAAATTCTCTTGGAGGTCTTTTTACAACATGATTTTCTTTATAATATTCTTTAGCATACTGTCTTCTATGTTCTCTTTGTTCTTCTGTATATACCCGTTTTGAGTTCCATTCTTTTTGCTTTGCCTTTCCTTTTTCAGAAGCATGGTATCTTTTATAAGCGTCCAGCATTTTCTGATGTCTTACTGGGTCATTCTTTATTGCTTCTCTTTTCTTTTTACCTCGTTCTTTCTCACATTCTTTACAATATAAAGATAAACCATCTTTCCTTCTACTTTCTTTATGATAATCACTTATAAGTAATTCTCTACCGCATTTATTACAAACTTTCGTTCCTTTCTTAAAATCTGCTTCCATATCATTAATTTTTAGTTATTTATGAACGCAAATATAATAGTACATTATCACATATTTGTATTAAATTTTCTATTTATACTATTTTAACAAACATATATTTATATTATTTACCAAAATAAAAGGGAGTTACTATGTGTAACTCCCTAAATATCAAATATTTATAAAAATCAAAATTACAATTCAAGTGTAGATATCGGTGTTAAATACAGTCCACTGATGGAATACCCGGCAATGCCAGCTTCTTGCAATGAAAAATTTTGATTATTTACAAAACACGGATTCAGCATGCACATAGTCTGTCCAGTAGGGTCTACTGCTGTCACCATCTTTGTAGTCGAATCCTGGCTCTGAATTGTCTTGCTGTAAATAGCAATGGCAAAACCAAGCTCGCCCAAAATCAAGGTGTCTACAATAGACTTGACGGAACCAAGACGGTGCATCATACCTTCCATTACTGGCTGCTTGAAGTCAATAAAGAACTGGTCTACCGTCCATGTGCATTGATACTGTACGGCCGGAACCTCCTGGTTAAGAAGCGAACCAAGCCCTTGTACGTTCGCACGGGTGATGTTTTCTGCAAATTGCAGATTACGAACAAACCCGGCTACTTGATTATCTATTTTAATATACGCTTTAGGCGCTGTAAAAACTGCCATAATCTTTTAATTTTTAGGGTTTGTTATCCACGAATTAAATAACCTGTAAAGAACAACTTAGTGATTTCGTTATTTACCACAATTTTGTAGGTGGTGAAATAAGCGTCTTCCTTTCTTGTTGTCACTACGTCCTTGAACGACAAAATCAGATTGTCTTGTGCATCCGTTGCAGTTCTTGATTGCAAGTATGCCACAGTCCAGTCTTTAACCGCTCCTGCTGTCAATGTATTGGCGTTAACACCGTTTTCCTGTCCCAGCAAGTCAAGCGTTGCATTTACAATCAATTCCTTGTTGATTTGCGCAACAATACGCATGAACTGGATGGAATAGGACTGTCCTTTTGCGTTGAACAGATTGGCGTTGTCCTGCAATGTATTCACACCCTGCAAGATGTTGAACTTTCCGGTGTAGTCGTTCAATACGGTTGTTAAAATACCGTATTTCAATGCCTTCTTCTGCTCCGATTCAGTCAATGAGTGTTGCAGTCTGTCAACACCTATAGACTTGAATGTAGGCGGTACATAAGGCGGTTTGCCGCTAATACGTCCCACAATGGCACACAAGTTATACATAACTCCCCACCACCGTATCTTCTGGGCGTCGAACGCAGACACCACGCCTGCCCCACCATGTACAAGCTGCACAAACGAGCTGTCGAACTTCTTCGCCAAATCAATTTCTTTTGAGAAATCGGCTCCCTTGTCATATCCTGCCACATAGAGGAAATGCTGGAATTTGGCTACTCCGTTCATGTGGGTTAAATATGCACGGGTCGTTGCAGAATAGGCATTTTCTCCTACCTGGTCCAGAATGATATTACTGTAGTCCAAACCTACAATCTGGTCCAGTACAGCGTTAAAGTCGTCCATGTCGAAACTTTCTGTACCTCCTGCCGCCAGAATATAAGGCTTACCACCCAATGCCGTCGTAATGTCCCCTTCGGTAATCTCACCATTTTCTTCTACATTGGTAGTTGAATCAAGTACGAACGCCAAAGCAAAATTAGAATCATTCTGTGCCCAATCCACAAGTTCTTGCATATTCTTGAATTCCGGTGATTCAAGAACAAGTTCGGGGTCACTGTTTTCCTGCGTGATGTCTCCGTAGGGTAAACCGTCGCTGTATGTTCCGGTATATGTACCTCTCCAGAACTGCAAAATCCACTTGGTAGCGTCTTCGCGTCCTGCGATAAAGTTCATACCGTAACCCTTTGTTAATAACTCGTCGTTCAATAACGAACCGTTGGCTACCAAACCTTCGTCCAATGTTTTTACCGCAAACGTGCCTCCTGCTGCCGTCGCAAACGTCATTTTTGCACCTGTAGTTGTTGCTGCACGAACAAATTCAAGTTCGGAAATTCCTACTGCGTCGGGGTTTGAAGGGTCCGGTGCAAACAGAGCTTCGGCAACTCTCCACCAAAGACCTCCCTTCATGAAAGCACGAAAATCCGCGATATTGTCGAAAGTATAGATAGCGTTCTGTCCCTGCGCATTCTCGCCATTGATACCAGCACCGCCACCAAATCCGGCTGAATACTTTCCTGTATCAATAATAAGGACTTTTCCATAGTCAAGATTTCGTGCTGGGTTCATTTCCCCACTTACAATAGTGGAGTAGACACCGGGCAATGAAATCTGCCGACCGTTGAAAATAAACGTTGATGCCATATTATTTTTCTTTTATTAGTCCACGAAATTCTGCAAGAACTTCCCTATCAAATCCTTACATTCATATTTTTCGCTATAAAGGTAAACAATTTCCCTCCTTATACCAACTATTTCGTAACAATTTTGTCAATGTCCGATTCTACACCGGGCAATTCATAATCCCTACTATAATTATTCGCACCCCATTTTTCGGCTGCTATTCCTGCATCCTCAAATGCAATCTTATTAAGCAGTTCTTCATTTACCAGTGTTCCTACAATCTGGTCTAAAGTCAAGTCAAGCCTTACAGACTTTATGAATATAGGAATAGGCAGTACGTTCTGATTTGTCATTAATTCCGTTATCCTCACCTCTACCAAATCATATTGGGTAGAAAGCCAGTTGTAGGAACCCATTATCAACGCATACAGAACTTCCGACATAATTATACTTTCCAGCATGTTGTCCGACAGACACATTATTTCAAAGTTATGGAAACGGCTGTCTCTTATTTGCCATGCACCGCCATCGTATATCTGTCCATTCATTTTTCCTATGGAATTGGCTACTCCTGGGTCTGCCCCCGGTTCCCTTATCACATAAGCTGGCAATCCGGTATTGTCTTTCGGGAACTCGAACAATACCCTCAAATTTCTCGGGTTCGTCATTCCCCTTAAAAACAGTTTCTTCGCCTGGTCGTAAAAGTCGAAATTCCCTTCCTTCATTCCATTAAGAAGCCTGTATAGGAAAGTATTCTGTTCGTCTCCCTGGTGCATCTTGTAATCTTCCGGTATATAGTTCAATATTGATACTATAAACTGCTTTACTTTAACAATTTCTATCATAGTCCTTTAATTTGTTTTAGTGCCTCATCTATCGCCATTTCGGCAACATATTCTATTTGCGCCTCTTCCAAAGCCCTATCCATTAATTTTTTGGCTGTTATACCACCATTAAACCAACTTGTAGGGTCTGACTTGTCGCTAACTCTTCTGAATGTCATATACTGACCTCTCTTTTCCTGGTCCGAACTTCGAGCCTCAACCCTTACAAGACCTTCATATTTTGCCGACTTGTGCATATATTCCGGTACGTTCAGTCCGGGTATGTTTATTTCCTTCCGGCTTCCCTTTACCTGTTGGCTTATCGGCAAGTCTGCAAGTTTCAATGGTTGCCCTCCTGCATTACGTGCCATATCGTACACATCTTTAGGCATAACGGAGCTAAATATTCCGGATTCCGCTATTGCTCCGGGTGTGGCGTGTCTGAACGGTATTGTCAGATACCATCCTAAACCGTCCTTCTTTATCTTTGCCTTGTCCGAACGCTGGAACCCTATCTTTTCGTCAAAAGGTGTTGCTCCTTCTTCCAGCATCATAGGAAGCGGACCTGCTGCCCTTGCAGACAATACAAATTCTACAGATGTGGCGGAAGTCCGGTCTACCTGCATGGCAGACCGATATATTCCCCTTGTCTGATGTAATTCAGAATCCACAAGAGCATTCCATCTTCGCATATATTCCTTTACCACATCGTCAACAAGACGTGTACCAAGAAATTCTGCTTCTTGCGGTGTCAATGCGAATTCCGCAACTGTTTCCGATATGTCAACATATAGAGGTAGCATCTTATTCTTCTGCTATGTACTTTATATCACACCCAAACTTTGCAAACAATATCTCTATAAAATCACTATCCGTTCCCGATAAACTTTTCCGGCTCAGTGTTACTACCGTTCCTATCTTATAGGATATCACGTCGTCCAACAACTTGTTGAACCCTTTTCTTTGCGCCAATGTAACGTTAAACGTCACATCCTTATATACATCTTTGGCGTGCAGTCCGTTTTCCCTGCAATACCTTTCCAATGCTTCTATATGCTTGTTAAGGTTATGTTTGTTCATAACCCTTGCATATATTACATTCTTTCTTTGTCCTTTAGACGCAATCGCATATACGGATTCGTCGTCGTAATCTATCCATTGTGTAGCGGAATTATGGGTCTTTATCTTTCCTTCCTTTACATAATTGGATAATGTTGCCCGGCTTATACCCAGGACTTCCAAAACTTTCTTCGCTCTCATATACAAAATGTTTAAAAGTGTACAAATCTAAACATTTTCTTTCAAAGATGCAAATTTATACGTCCTCATTATATATCACACCGCTACCATCAAAATTAGGTTTCTCCATCGCTATAAGATGACTTCTTCTTACAATAGCCTGGACCGGAAGCTCTATCTTATTGAGTTGTCCGCTTTTCTTGTCGGTTGCCCATGAAGCACGTATCTCGTGCGGTAAGTCTATAACATGATATTCCGGATTATGTTTGTAATATACCGACACAAAACCATTTTCGGGCAAAGCGTCCATCTCCATATCCAATATGATACAGTAGGGATTAACATCGCTTACATGTCCTTTATCTGTCTTTACAAGAGGTTTGTTTGAAGCCTCGAACAGATACATAGCCAATACTTGTACTGGCTTGTATGTAGTGAACACAAACGGCTGCCCCATATCATCGTATCTTATAGGAAGATTTTCAGAGAAATACGATATCTCGTTTCTGAAAGATATCCTGTCATAATAGGAGAGGTTCGCCTTATCAATATCCCTCACCGTTACCGCCATCGTCCCCAGAAGTTCCTGGCTCCATGACTTGTATTTGTCGGTAAAGTTAATCCCCGTTATCAACGCCTTTGTATATATGGCGTTCACATAAAAATATCCCGTACCAAAACAGTTCTGACAGTCCGGCAATGCAGATTCTTTCCCATGACACGGACAACGCAAAGCACGCATTATCTCCACGTCGTAACCTTTGGCTTGTATCGCCTTGTCAAATTCCGATTTGAAAAATTCCGGTCGGAAATTACTCAATCCGGAAGATGGGGACTGTAATATGTTTCTTGTCTCGCTCATACCTTAGAATACTGCAAATTTTACTTCATCATACACCAACTTCAACCTTCCTACAGTTTCTTTTATCTCTTTCAGATATTCCAATATACGGGCCGAATATCCCGAAGCTGTAGCAGAAGCTGTAGTATTTATACTTTGACTTAATCCGTCTATGCTTAAGGACTGTCCGGAAACACCTGCAATCCCTAAAATAAGGTCTCCAGCAATTCCCAAAGGTGATAAAGCAGCAAGTTTTCCTAACAGATTAATCAAGTCCATAGGCATTTGGTCCACGTCCCACCCGGTTATATATTGCACTCTCCAATAATCCGGTATATACTGGAAGCGCTGCATACCAATTTGAGACGTTATGCCAGTCAGTATTATTTCCGCATTTCCTTGTGTCGTAGAAGACCCGGTAGGCACAACACTTAATCTTCTCTTCCCTTGTCCCATGCCACTGTCATACTCGCATGACAGCCAGCCTTGCGGATATATAATCTGCTCTATCTTATTGAGCATCCCAATCATACTTAATGGCTTCCTTACCGGATATGAAGGGAACAATATAGGGAATTGCTGCCAGTAATCCTTCTGATAGTAGGTCAAAGACTGGTCAATCAACTGTTTACAGAATTTCAAGTTGAACCAGTTTTCTACCTCCCTTTGTGCTGATTCTATATAGAAGCGCATGGATTCGTCCGTAAACGACGCTCCCTGTCCTCCATCAATGGTTATCCCGTACAAGTATGTCTGCCATATTTCAGCTACAGACAGCACAAGTCCGGAATTTTTCTTGTATTTTATCGTAAACGTCAATTGACCCATCTTTGTAAAATATTTTTATTTAGACAAAATCATATCTATAATTTCCTCTTTCTTTTTGCCTTTAAGGTCTTCTTCTTTAAAAGAGCCTCCGTCTTCTGTCATTGCAAGTTCTTTCAATTCGTCAACCTTCATTTTCTTAAGAGCCGTCTTCACCTCATCGTCCTCTTCTTCCTTAATAGAAACTTCCTGTTTTGGTTCCGGTTCGGGGGATACTGCCTGCGTTTCCTTGTTTCCTGCCTTCAAGTCCTCGACGCATTTCTTCCATACTTCAATTTCCTTTTCTTTCTTGGAAATTTCAACCTTCTGCGCCTCGACGATATTCTTAAGACGTTTTATTTCCTCTTCATATTCCTTGTTCCCTTCTTTCACTTCCGAACGAAGTTTTTCTTCAAGGCGTGTTTTGAATTCCGGTTCCTCACCTTCCTTGTAAATATCGGGAAGTTTACGACTTACTATTTCTTGATAGAGTTCTTCCGATACTTCCGCTCTACCATTAACAAACTGTACCGGACCACCATTAAGTACAATTCTGTGGTTGTTATACACCCGGCTTTTTAAAATCACTTTTTCCATAATACAAAATTTTTAAACAAAAAGGGAAGGAGTTCAATTACTCCCTCCCTTTCACTTTTCACTTTTTAAACTTATAAATCTATATCAAGCCAATTACAAGCCCTCCTCACCAATGTTGACGATACGAACAATCTTTGCGGGCTGATACAGTACCGGAGTACCATAGTTCAAAATTGCAAAGCGCTTGCTTGGAGATGTAACGGCAAAGTCCATCTTCATAGTGTCAGCAAACTGCAAGTATTCGTTAATCTGGCTGTCATTGTAATATACCAAAGCAGACTTGGTACCAGCAATGATACGGTTGCGGTCACGTACGCAATTTGCGGCTGCACCGTCGTAACCTGTCGCCATCTGAGAAGCGGGAACTTCAAAGATAGGGAAATATTCGGTATTTGCATTCAGAACCGCGTTCTTCTTAGTACGATATACAACGAAGCAAGTAGCGGAATAAGCGCCACCCTCACCAGCAGTGAAGCCGAATTCTACTGATTCAGAAGCGGCTACAGCCTGGGCAGCAGCAGATGTGATATTCAAAGGTGCGGATTCACCATATCTGTTCTTTGCAGTTACCAGGTAACCATAAGAGCCTGCATGCTGTCCGAAGTTGGTCTTGGTGTCTGCTGCGTTCACCTTGATGGCGGTACCTGCAACCGGAGTAACCGGAGCTTTCGAGCTTGTTGCACCCTTGCCTGCCATAATAGGTTTGCGTTCATCAAAGAAACGGTCATTCTTGATGTTAATCTTACCGAACTGAGTGGTAACATCATTTACAGATTGTCCCATAGTAGCACCAGTTACTGAGGCTGCAAGACCTACGATAACTCGCTTGCTTTCATGGAACATCTTAACGTAGTTGTTGAACACAATCGGGTTGGAGATGATACGGTCGATATAACCGTTATAAACGTTTACTACAACGTTTGCAGCATCTTGAATCAGACTGTCATTCAATACAGAACCCTGTGCGTCGATAACTGCCGGGCTGCCGAAATAACCGTCCAGCAATTGTTCAGAAGTCTTGCCTTCTGCCGTGCCGCCGTCCATTTCGTTGACACCCAACATGTGCTGACGGAATACGCCGTCGAACTGTTCTGGTACACAAGAAGAATCCGCGTCAACCAGACGTGTGTCGATAATGGTACTCAGAAGGATAGTCTTATTCTCGACTTCTTTCTGATACATGTCCATATTGCCAGCCAATTTAACCAACATTCCCGGATGTGTAACTTGACCCGAAACGCCCATGAACTTGGTTACGATTGATTTACGTCTGTATTGAGAATCGGTTTCCTGCGGAGTTTCACCTTCTGCGTTGAAAATACCGACTTCCTCACCATACTTGTACAACTGGTTGTACTGGTGTACAGTGTTGTCAATCTTATGTTTAGGCATTTCCATGTAATAAACCAACTGGTTCATACGGTTGCCCAGAATCTTCAAGACTGAATCCAGGGATTCAACTTTCAGACCACCACCATTGTTGATTTCGTTGTTATACTGCATTCCGGTCTTAAGACCTGCTTCCATCGCTTTCAAGATTTCTGCCGAATCCATGCCGCCCAGTACATCGCCAGTACCGTTTTGATTGCTATAATTATACAAATCCATATTCTTTTTATTTAATAGAGTTTATTTCACGAATTTTACACCATTCTTTTCGTACATGTAACGTGCAAGATTTTCACCCACTGTTTCAGCGTCCGGATTGATAAGGTATGCAAGTGCATCACTTTCCAGTGACTTAGCGATATCTTCCGGTGCTTCTTCCAAAGACTTTTCAATAAGCTTTACGGCCATAGGTCTGTCTTTCACTACATTAACTTCGTATTTACCTGCTTCGTCCTTTCTTTCCTCGAAAGATTTCTGAATAGCTGTCATATTGTTAAGTCCTTCTGAACGGAACATAGGAGTAACGCCAGACATTTTGTCCAATTTGTCGTTAATACCATCCACTGTTTCCTGGAACTTGTCAATAGACTTTTGGAAATTCTCCATCAAAGGTGCAAATACAGAACCCAATGATTTCATGATGTCTTCCTTGTCGGATTTCTCCACTTTTTCACCTTCTGCATCCTTATCCTTGGCGGTATTCTTTTCGTCTTCCTTCACCTTTTCTTCGTCCTTAACGGCTTCCTTTTCCAGCTTATTGATATCCTTTTCCTCTTTGGTTTCGGATTCATGGTCTCCTGCTGCTGCTCCGTTTTCAGACTTTTCGATTTTCACGTTCGCCATAATGTACTCGTCAGAAAATCCCATAGACTTCATCAGAGATACGATAGGGTCGTTCAAATATTTTTCGTCCATCTTTATTAAACTTTTAATTGTGTACAAACTTATTTATTAACAGTTCTCAAATAGTCCTTTATAACATTCAATCCTACATTACCGTTCAGATAATAATTATAAAGCTCTTGAAATCTTTCGTCTCTTTCCACTATGATAGGGTTAATGGTAACGTTGAAAGACTTGTCTATTTTTATATTATATCCGTCCTTCTGTAGCTCTACAAGAACGTTATTGGAACCGTTGTTAATTTCTTCTTTATTGTCCTCTACGAAATCTACTGTCTGCACGCCCTTTACTATATCGGCAAATGAATTTGCATTTACGGGCGTCATTGTCATTGCTACGTTTGTGATAAGCGCTTTTGTCACCTTTTTAGGGTTGTTCTTGTCTCTTTCAAGTGCTCTTCCTTCAACAGAGAAACCCGGCTTTCGGTCGGTGCCGCTTGCAAGCATTTCCAGTGCCTTGTCATAAAAGGCTCTTGCTTCCGGTGATTTTTTCCACAACTGACAACGTACGTAAAACTTGTTATTCTTTACATAAGCATCCAAGGGGTGTCCTATCCAGAATCTGGACTTATTTATAGGACTTCTTGATGGCAAATGGTCCAGATTAATAAGACCGTGTTTTAAAAATCTGTCTATTACAAATCCGTTGGGGTTCATAGATTCATCTTCCGAATCAATAGAAGAATCGGACGCCAGACCTTCAAAAATCATCTTTTCATATCTTCTATCATCCCCTACCGGGTAATCCATAGGATTGAAATCTGATTTCTCAAAGTTTGCCTCTGTGAAAAAATTGAATTTTGAATCTACCTCAAACATCTTTTAATACTCTGTAATCCAACGAATTGAAATAAACATGTTTCTGTAAATATCTAATAATCAATATATTACAATAACTAAAATATATTTACAGCTTTACCGATTCAAATGTATGGATTTTTATGCAAATAGCCAAAGTTTTATGCAAAAATTATTCACCCTTAGCTTTTAGATAATTATCCACAAACTCAGTATATCCTTTTCCATGTCTTCCTTTAATAAAAAGAAGGGGTGTTTACACCCCCAAAACAATTAATGCAATTGCAAGCGATATTTAGTCTGTTTGAGTGTTGCCATGAAGTCTTCTACCCACGACTTTTCCCCGGCATATTCGGGGTTATTATCAAGCTTGGAATAGAATTCCTTTGTACGGTCTATAATGAGGTCCACTAATTCTATAGGGTCGTTGACCTCTATTTCTTCACCGTTTATCTCCCCGTCCTTGAAACGGCCGAAACCGCTTTGTCCAGCTTCCATTATCTTATCTTCATAGTCGGAAAGCTCCTCTAACAAATCGTCCAGATACTTGTGCTTGGCATTGTCTTCCTCTTTCCAGTGCACATTTTTTGAACGTGTCTTAACGCCTTCCAGGAAATTAGCGAAATCGACAAACACCGTATACATCCCGTCCTCCTTCTTTGCCTTTTCCAGTACATCGGCTTTCACCTTCCCCTCTTGAATCATTTCGGAAATAACACTTTTGAATATCATCGCATCCTCTACAGTGGAAAACTTCATGGAAACCGTCAGTCCGTCTTCCGACTTCTCTATTTCCTCGCTGTTCGCTTCTTCGTTCGTAGTTTCCGTTTCCTCGTTCTTTGCTATTCCGTCACCTTCCGGGCCTTTTGGCTTGTCGTCCAAATCTTCCTTGCAAATAGCATTCGCATCGTTACAGTCCATCGTCTTTTCAACTTCCTTACTTTTCCAGTCTTCCGGCAATTCGCTTTCAAGACCCAGTTCTTTAGCACGTTTCTTAATCCACGCCTTAACCTTTTCTTTCGGCATATCAGAAGCACCGGACAACTTAATAGCGTCCTTCAAATCCTGTCTATTTCTGATAGGGTATTTCCCGTTCGGCATTGCCTCGCCTTTCTTTGCCAAGTCCTTTCTTTCACTGTGTGAAAAATCGGTCTTGTTGTTCGCTTTCCGTATCTCCTTAGGGTATTTCTCGCACACGGACTTTACCACGTCTTCCGTCACCTTCTTTTCCTGGAAAGCCTTCATCACGATTTCTATCGGGCTGGGTTGCACTTCCAGTCCCAAAATCTTCTTGATATTGTCTTTCATGTCAAAGATGAAGTCGTAATCTTCCAGTTCGGTATCCGGGTCAATCCACATACTGCCGATTTCTTCCTCACCGTCAACCACCACGAAAGCCGGGGATTCATCATCAACGTGCCCCATAAAATAATGAATTTCCGCATTCTTCGTTTTGGCTACACCGACCTCCATAAGAGTGTCTTCCGGAACGTCTATTCCGGTCTCCTCGAAAAGTTCTCTTTGTGCGGCTGTACGGAAATCTTCTCCCTCGTCCACATGTCCCCCCGGTATGCACCAATCGGGCGTATAGTTCATGTGTTCCCCTGCTCTCTGTAAGATAAGCAACTTACTGCCTCTGAACAAAAGCACGTCCGCATACTTGACTACCCCGGTCTTTGCCTTCATGATATCATCGTATGCACTTTTGGAAAGCTTCTTGCTTTTCCATGCTTTCTTTGCTACATGAACCGCATATACATCCGCAATGGCTTCCGCTATATCTTCGTCTTTCTGGAAGGCGGCAATAGCCTTGAAAACCTTGTCCCTGTCTTTCTGCAATTGTGCAACCCGTAAAGTATGCTCCTTCAAGAACTCGTTGTATTTCTCTTCCGAAATCTCTCTTTCGTCCTTGTCAAGCAGGGAGAAGCTTTTCAATACCTGGCTTCTTTCAGCAAATTCGTTTGCAAGTTCTTCCGTTCTTGCTGTTATCTTTTCAGAGCGTCTTAACAACTCCCTGTATTCAGACACCTTCTGTTCGGCTGTCTGTAAATGAAACAATTTTTTTAAATTCATAGCTACAAATTTTTCTGCTAAAATACGAATTTTGCACAATTTATCCAAAAATACAGACATTATCAATATAATAGGAGTTGTTTTTCTTCAAATCGGGCTTGTAGAAATATCTGTTCAGTGTCTCCACCTTTTCTATCCGGTCAATCCTACCCCTCTTGTTCCCATACAGAACAATTCTGTCGGAAATGTTCAATTCCTTTACTTTTACCGGAACAAGATAGTTCTTTCCATACGTCCATACCATTTGTTCGCCCGAAATCCTGTTAAGAACACCTTCCTTGCCAGCGATAAAATAAATGTTGTACACTGATTCACGCGGCTTCATTTCGCGTACATGCAGACCGTTTACAAGCGTATAGGAATGTCTTGTCTTTACGGCTTCATTAATCCTTATATCCTTTAGGAATTTCTCGCCTTCAAGCGTCCTTATTTCCACAAACCCGGTATTGAATCCTCCTTCCATCATATCAATGCTCCGTTTTCAAAAACAAACCTTCTTTAGTTATAAGCGCGTATTCTGGTCCAGCCTCTATATTATACAGTTTCCCTTCATATAATGATAATCCTCTTTCCTTTATCTTTACCGTTCTCACACCCATATGCATATATTCCGGATTATCATTATAGAATTTTATGTATTCCTCTACATCTCCTTGTTCTATCTCCTTATCAGCACCCCTTCGACTGCTTCCGCTATTTATTCCAAAACAGTCTTCATCGGTCCATTCATCAAATGTCTTTTCATCAACAAGCGGTATCGTTACTTGATGCGGCATAGTGAACGAGAGATGTTTTGCGTCTTCACATACGGAGATTACTATCCCCTTTTCCAATACAACGTTTTCCATCTCCCCTTTGAAATTGGTGCACTCCACTCCCTTCTTGAATAGGTTCGTATCATTCATCATACAATAGAGTAATACATACTCGTCTTCCTTTATCTGGTCCAGACGTACCGGGACAATTTCCCAGTTGTATACATCCACCTCTTCCGTGCTTTCCTTAACACGTTCCTTTGTTACCCTTGTCTTCCGTAGGGTTAACACTTCCACATCTCCTTTATATCCGAAAATCATACCTCAAACAATTTGTCTCCAACATATATCTTTACTTTACTCTTTCTCTCTACCTGTCTCTTATAGGGTTCTTTAGGCGGCTCAAATGAATGTGTCTCGTCATTCCAAACCATACCTTTAGGTACCTCCCTAAGGTCACAACGGCAGAACGGGTGAACACTATTTAACACTGGTTTCCAATCTTTAACCTTCTTCCCTATATTGTCCCCGTTGTTTATCAAGTCTATAAGCTTGAATATCCTCGGCTTGCTTCCTATCCCTGCCGTGGTGTAAAACTTTATGCAGTGCTGGCACGCTCCGCTGAATACTTCTTTATATACAAGCGCATCCGCCCCCTGCTCCTTCATTATCTGCTGGGATACCCCGGTCTGATAGATGTTCTGCATCTCGGTTTCCACTATACGTCCCCAATCACGGTTCCAGTCTTCCAAGGAATGCCCTATATTGCTAACAATATTCTGAACGGACTTCTTTTTCAAGACACCCTCTATCATCTCCTTCTTTATCGTTCCCAGCTCCAGTTGTCTCTGCTTCTCCACAAGGGCTTTCACCTCTTCTTCCGATACGGCATTAGACATTATCGTTTTGGCCCGTTCTCCCATCGTCTTTATATAGGAGTATGTGCGTGTTGCTGCCGCATAATACACTTCCTTTTCCAGGGGTGTAAGAACTGCCCATTGGTGACGGTCTATATACTTGGTAAAATCGTCAAAATTGAGTGTTGATAATTGTGCTGGCGTGAGTTGCGCACTCAATCTCCCAAACAGATAGGATTGGAAATAGGGTGGTAACTTTTCTATCTCCCTTCTCCATTTATAGCCATACCGCCTTAACAAGGACTTGTCTTCCGGTGTCAACAGTTCATCCCCCATTACATCGGCTACAATCCTTGCAAGACGGTAGTCTATTATATCATACAGTTTTTGTATCTCTTCCGGTGTGAATATCATTTTCCAACCGTTTTTATCATTTCTTTTATAAGCTCCTTTATCATCGCGTCCGATTGTGTAGCGAACATGGTCTGTGCAAGCCCTTCATAACCGCATTGTATTTTCGGGTATCTGATAGGGTCTTTCACATGTCTTTTCACTCCAATAAGACGCGATACCAAAGGTGTTCTTATACCATCAATTTTCTTTTCCGGCATTCTTCTTTTCTTTTATCTTATAACCGTCATAAAGGTCTTCATCAAAAATAGACATATCCGGTTTAGGGAAGTAAGGATTATACGGGGCGTTTCTATGAAATTCCCTTCCTTCTGGACCCAATTTAGCGACATCCTCCATCGTCCACTCTCCCCCTATACCGTTGTCTTCAATCTCGAACCATTCGTCGGCTGTCATTTCTTACCTTTAATTTTGTAACCGTCGTACAACGATTCGTCCCACATTGACATATCCGGTTTAGGGAAGTAAGGATTTGAAGGCGTGCTTCTATGCAATTCCCTTCCTTCTGGACCCATAGCCGCAATTTCCTCCATCGTCCAGTCTTCACCCATTCCTCGCTCTTCAATCTCGAACCACTCATCAGCCGTCATATCAATTCCGTACTTTTTCTTTTCCATAATTAACTCCTTTCTTTAAGTTTCTATGCAAATATACAAAACTGTTCAGAATTGAACAAATTTATAAGTCTATTTTTTTAAGAAACCTATCAAGTTCTTTTTGATTTAACACTTTATTATCATAAATCACTCCGTTATCGGAATTTCCGTCATACAATTTAACGGACTTGAATTTATCTTTCAATGGAGTTTCGATAACTTTCTTGAAAGATGCGGACGCGCCTTTATGTCCTTTTCTCGCCACTTCTGTAGGGACATACCGTTTCGTTCTTTCAAACCGTTTCTGTATTCTGTCCAAAGCTGTACTGAAATCGGTTGCCACACCTACAAGATGAACGTCATAACCCTGTGCCTTCAAATCATCAACCAATTTTTCAAGTTTTTCTGGATTTCCGAAAACAGCATCTTTTACAAAAGAAGATTTTTTGGAAATATATTCTTTATCAATCTGTTTTCCTATATCCGATACCTCTTCATGCACATAGGAAGATGCCTTCTTCGGGTCTATCCCCTTCATCCTTTCATAGTCCGGTATCATGTCGCGCATATCGTCCACATCAATAACGGGCAACTTGTCTATAGACGGGTCTTTCTCCTTCATCTTCTTAAGATAATACCCTTTTCCAGAACCACCACCTCCAAGCATAAGATAAGCACGCGGTTTGGTCTCATACAGCATTTTCTTAAAATACTCAGACTTTATTTTGTTATGTACCTTAATCTGTCTGTCTCGCTTCCACGCACTACCTTCTTTATAAAGGTCTTCCGTTGTCTTGGTTAAATCGGCTTTCTCTTCCTCCGTAGCCTTTCTTTTCTTATATGGCAGTCCAACAATGCCAAGCTTCCGGTTTACCGCGTTGTTCACATATACGCCTTGTTGTGCCTTCGCAATCTCCAGAAGACCGTCATACATTTCTGGTCTTCCCAGGCTCTTTTCCAAAAGAGCCTTGTTTATATATCTTTCTAACTTTAAATCATCGAAAGTTTCCATAATTTCTTATTTGTAAAGATTTTTTAAATAATAGTCAACTGCTGGTTTCATTATAGGATTGTCGTTAAACGACTTGTATTGTGCAAACGGGTCTTCCTCATTTTCCGGTACACCTTCCGGCTGTTGTCCAGGTTGTGAAGCTCCGAACATCTTGTTTTGTTCTTCTGCCTGCTTCATTCCCTGGTACACCTGGTTAAGAATGATGTCCTTTTCCGGGTCAAAGTCTCGTCCGTTGTACTTCTTAAATATATCCTGCATGGCAACCATGCCGCTACTCAGTTTTTCAGAATCCAGTTTTACCTGTGCTTCTTCATCTTCCACCTCTATTCCGGTAAATGCAAACTCGTAGTTTTCATCCAACTCGCTCACAATATACTTTGTAATGACGCCCTGCAAGAATATCAATAGAGGCTTCAAACCTTTTTCGCGGCTGTGCCTCAATCTTTCTCGCTGTCCGTCCTGCCCGAATATCTGCTGACTTTCCTTGAAATTGAATCCAAGTTCGGACGGGTCTATACGGTATACGGAGCATGTCATTATAATAAGAAACTTTATCCATTCGTTAAATTCCATATCACGATTGCTAAGTTTCTGTAAATCAACCCATTCCAAATCTATACCGTTTATAACGGGCGTTCTATGACTGTTGCTAACCCCTGCCATCGTTTGCGTCCATGCCTGCCTAAACTCTTGCAATGTACTGTTTGATATATTGGGGTTCTTTATATTTATAAACCCTTTAGGCTGAGACCCCTGGCTAAAAAAGTTTGCATTATAAGAAAAGCCCCACAATATCCAGGTTATGATATTCACCAACGTTTCCAATTCCGATACTCCATACCCGTTTCTTCTTACATCAGATGTCTTGTTTCTGATACCGAATCCAAGCTCCCACGGGTAATACAATATCGGTTCCTTCGTTATAGGGTTATGAAGAATCATTTCATCCCACACCATGCAGTAACGCGGCAAATGCCCCTTGAATCTGTACTGCTCGAAACCTTCCCTTTGTCTGGGGTCTACGCTGTCAAGAAAACGTATCAAAGAAGCGTCCACAGCGCGGAACTTCTGCAATTCCCACATTCTGTTGCGCACCATCTCAAATGCAAGCTGGTCTAATGTGAGACTGTCCGACATTATTTTACTTACAAATTCCTGCAAACTGTCCACATTGTCCCATTTGTCCGTCCATCCTCCCTTTTCCAGGAAATCAACTATCTTTGAAATCTTTTTCTTGTCCTCGTTTGTCAATTTCTCATCCCCGGTAGAAAAAAGGCTCTTCTTCTTTCTGATTGTGAAACCCTCCTTCTGCTCGTCTTCCGAAAAGTCCATAAAGTTCATTATCTGCTCCACACGTGTAGACACGATACTTTTCACTATATGAATGTCCCCCATCCGACGCAATACGGAAAAGGACAGAACCCCTTTGGAATCCTTGAATCCTCTTCCGTTGCCGGATATGTCGTTAGGGTCAAAGAAAACAGACTGAATTTTTGTAGGCTGTCTATTGATTTCTCCCAGATACAAATTAGCCTTCATTATCTCCCCTGCATCATTCGAGTTCAGTGCAGCCTGCAATTTGCTTTGGAATGCCATAGGCGCAGCCTTCTGTAATCTGTCTATTTCTTCAATGGACAAACTCGAAAGGCTTGCTATCAAGTCCGGCTTTTCCGCTTTTTGTATTATCTTTCTTTTTCTCTTTCCCAT